GACGATGTTGGTGTAGGTGCCCCATCCGCCGAACCCACCCACAGTGATCATGGGGATCGTGGCGAGGGCGAGGACGATCTTCTGTCCGCGGGTCAGCTTCTTCACGGTGACGGCTCCGTGGTGGGGGCTAGCGGTATCGCCAGGCGGCGGCAGCCAATGCGCCGGCGATGAGGGCGGGGGTAGCGAGGTCTGCGGCGAACGCGGCGAACGCGAGGGCGGTGAAGCCCCAGCGGGCGACGGGTAGGCAGAGGGTGTTGAGGAGGGGGGAGTGTGCGCGTAAGCGTTGGCGTCGGCGTTTGCATTGGGGGCAGGGCGGGCGGCGGGCGGTGTGGTGTTGGGCCATGGGGGCTTCTCCGGGAGTGGGGCCACGCCCCGGCTGGGGGTTTCCGGGGCGCGGCGGCTGTGGGGGTTAGTGGGCGGTCGTCCAGACGACGGCGAAGGCGAGCGTGCTGAAGGCGGCGATGATGCCGAGGCCGTACCAGAAGCGTTCGCCCATCAGAGGGACCCTCCAGGCGCTCGACGCGGGAGGCTGTCCTCGGGGTGCGGGCGGGGCGCGGGCACGGGGTGGCGTTGCGGGAGGTCGCCGCCGGGCCGCTGGTGCTCGGGGGTGGGCTGCTGCTCGCTCACCGGGTCACCGCCCGCAGTTCGGCCGCGTACTGCCCCTGCGTCATCCCGCAAGCCGGGGGCGCGGAAGCGAGGAGGTACTGCCGCTCGCGGACGTTGCTCGTGTTCCGGTCGGCCTCGCCGATGAGGGTGTTCTCGGTCATCGGGGCGGCCGGGTTGGTGTCGAGCTGGTCGGCGACGCTGGCGGCTTGGGTGTGCATGCGGGTGCGTTCGGCGTCGGTGACTTGACCGGTCGGCGGGGTGGGCTGTTGCGGTTGCCGCTGGTTACGATCCACGTGGTCATCTCCTGTGTAGGCAGGTGGATGGCTGGCCCCGACCGGTGTGTGAGAGCCCGATCGGGGCCGACTTGTTGGTGCTGTTCCAGAGTGCACGTTCTGCTTTACAACGTCAAGCAGAACAGGGAGGATGTTGCCGTGCCCGAAAGCCCTGAAAACGAGGGGAGCCCGCGCTTGATGACCACCACCGAGATCGCGGAGGAGCACGGGGTAAGCCGTCAGACGATCCACACGTATCGGCGAACCGGCATCTTCCCTTCCCCTGTTGAAGGCGAGGGCAGCACGCGGCCACGCTTCCGCGAGGACGAAGTGGCCGCGTTCTTCAAGGCGAACCCCAAGCAGCCACGCAAGAAGCGGCGCTTCCCGCCCGAGCAGCAAGGAGAACCAGTGACCACCACGACGGCACGCGATCAACTCGTAGAGACCCTGAAGAGTCCCGGCCTCGTCGGCCTCCGCGCGGAGGAGGCGGAAGAGCTGGTCGACGCCTACCGGACATCCGTGCTGCGTGAGGTGGCCGACGAGATCGAAGGCATCGACGCGCACCCCAACGCGACGGGCCGCCACAGCGACATCTACAAGGCGCTGGCCCACCGGTTCCGTCGTCAGGCCGACGAGGTATCGCCGGAGCCGGAGGGGTGATCGCGGTGGCCGATGACGAGATGACGGCTGCTGGTCGTGCGTGGATGCGCGGCGAGCTGGACAGAGAGACGTATTTCGCGATGGTCCGGCGTGAGGCGTGGCGGCATGTGTGGCGGTCGGAGCGTCGAGCGCGTGCGGGCTGGTGGGCGAAGTTGCGGCGGAGGAGTGAGCGGCGTGGATGATCTCGTGCAGTGGCTACGCGACCAGCTCGACGAGGACGAACGGATCGCGCGGGCCACGACTGACCGCCAGCCATACGACGAGTGGGATGCGGTCGGTGACGATCGAGAGGGTGACACGGCTCGGAGCTTCTGGTCCGTCGTGAAGATTGCCCGTATGGAGCGGACGCCTGCGGCGCGGGACCTCGCCGTGCACATCGCGGCGCATGATCCGGCGCGTGTCCTGCGCGAGATCGAAGCGAAGCGGCGCGTCCTCGACGAGTGCGCGTACTGGAACGAGAAGCTCAACCAGGAAGCCATCGACCAGCCGAAGCATCCGTATCCGTGTCTCGGGGAGATTCTGGACGCGGTCAACCCGATCCTCCGGGCGCTCGCGCTGCCGTACGAGGATCGGCCCGGTTTCCGGGAGGAGTGGCAGCCGAGCGAGTAGCCGCGCGTGACGAAGCCCCAGTCGTGTCCCGGCTGGGGCTTGTTGCTGTCCGCGTTCACCCGTTCGGGGGTCTTTCGTCGGGTGTGGTGTGGGCGTACGGTCGTGGTTCCCCGCAAGGGGGCGCACCTTGGGGCACTCGGCCCGCCTTTCCCAGGGGTACGGGATGGCGGGCCGTCTGCTGTCTGGACGTGCGAACGCCCGCCCTGGTGGAGTAGGGCGGGCGTTCTACGCGGAGTCTGTGACCCTTGACCGCGAGGTTCCGGCATCGCGTGTTGCCGTGGTCCAGGATGGCACGCACGTCAAGCCGGGCGTTTCCACGTCGTCAACGGTGGCCCATCGTCCGCGAACGGGCAGTCTCGGCCCTCGTCGTGACGCGGCTCGTCCCGGGCCTGCTGGCACAACTGCAACTCTCGGCGGCCGGACGCGAACGACAGGCTCGGATCGGGGCCGAAGTCCTCGCGCGCTTCACGGGCAACGATCCAGTCCGGCCCGACGGCTTCGATGCGGACGCAGTCGTAGTGGTCGCGGCCGAAGACTCCGTTGGCGAAGCCGTGGATGATGTCGCCGGGGGTGAGGGGGTGGGTGGTCACAGGTTCCCCTCGGTGATGTCGCGGGCGGCGGCGATGACGACGTCGTAGGGCACGATGACGGGTGCTTCGTCTTCGCCGACGCTGGCGCCGTGGGCTGCGAGGTCGGGTCCGGTGATGTCGGTGAGGGTGGCGACGCGGCCGATGATGAGGTAGTCGCCGGTGTCGAGTTGCAGGATGTCTGGGCAGCTTTGGCCTGTGGCGGATCCTCGTTCGGTGGGGCTGGTGCCGTAGCGGCGGACGATCTTCAAGACTGTTCCTTCGGCTGGTCGGGGTGGCATCCGCAGACGCAAAGTTGACCAGTGAACTTCTGGTTTTCCCGGCACCGGTTGTGGAGCCGTTCGGCGTGCGCGCGGAGTTCGTCGTACTCCGGGCGGGGGACGCCGGACCTGGGGTAGCAGGCGGCGCAGGCAACCGTGTCGGCTGTCTGGCAGGCGGTGGACAGGTAGTCGGTCAGGTCGGGGCGGGCAATGTCGAGGATGTGGTTGGGGAGTTGTTCGCGGGTGCTGCCGGGTGGGGGCGGCGTCCAGGCGGGTTCGGTCGTTTGGGTCGCTGCCGGGCCGGACACGGGCGCGGGCTCGTCGAGGGCGCGGATCGTCGGGCAGGGCCAGCATTCGCCGCGGCAGCCTCGGCAGGGTGCGTTGTGCTGGCCGTCGTGCTGGCATCCGAGGGGCTTCCATGACCAGTCGGAGGCAGGGGCGTGCAGGGCACACACGCGGGCGATGGCGGCCTCGGCGCGCGCGGCCTGCTCGCGGAACGTGCGTGCAGTGCGCGGCTGGGCTTCGGCCGCGCGACGGTCGAGGGCGTCGGGTTCGTGGTTCACGCGGTGCTGCTCCTGGGGTCGTCGGGGTCGAAGTACTTCTCGATGGCTTTGAACGCGGCTTGTTCGTCGGCGGTGAGGGCGGTGTCGTCGCAGCGCTGGCACGCCCACACGCGGCTGGGTGGCCGGTTCATGCGGTAGCCGATGGTGAAGCCGGCGGATCCGACGAGGGGGATGGCGAGGATCAGGTACGGGATCACGGCTGGCCTCCGCCGTTGATTGCGCGGGCGACGGTGAGGGCGCACTCGTGGCTGCGGTCTGTCTCCTGGACGGTCGCGGCGGGGTCGAACTCCGTGTTGGCGAACAGCTCAAGCCAGTCGGCGAGGGCGAGACCGACGCCGGGGTGCATGGCGGCGATGTACGCGGCGAACTCCGGCGTCTCGGCGTCGGCGACGTACTGGATCAGCGGGATCTGCGGCTGGTCGAATTCGCGGTACTCGCCCTGCGCGACGATGCATGGGCACGACGACATGTCGTCGGTGTCGTTGCACTCCTCGGCGTGCCAGGGCCGGTTGCCCCAGTCGTTGGCGGGGAGGGCGCCGGTCAGCTTGCGGAGCGTGTCGGCTGCGGTGCGGAGTTCGTCGGCGGGGGTGGTCATCGGGTGCTCCGGGTGTGGGTGCGTGCGGTGTGGTAGAGGGCGCGGCCTGCCGTGCGGAGGGCGTACAGCAGGCCGCAGATGGCGGGCCAGGCGAGGATGGTGAAGGCAAGCAGGTCGACGCCGGTCACGCTTCGGCCCCGCAGGATCGGCAGGCGAACCCGGGCGGCGGGGTGTCGAGGCACGCGGTGCACTTCGGCTCCCACGAGGTGAGGAGCTGCTCGGGGCGCACTTCGAACGCGGCCGCCAGGGCGACGAGATCGTCCACGGATACGACGACTCGGCGGTGTCCGTCGCGTGCGTTCTCGATGCGGGACAGCGAGCTGATGCCGACGCGTTTGCCTGCGGCGGCGGTGCGGTCGGAGACGTCGCGGAGTCCCCATCCGCGGGCTCTGCGAAGGGCGGTGAGGTTGTTGGCGACGGCGAGGGAGGTCGCGTCACGGCGGGTGTCTGTCACGGCGTCACCTGGATGTCGGTGAGGGGTACGCCTGCGTCGAGTTGGTGGTGGAGTTCGCGGAGGCGGGCGTGGTTGTCGGCCCGGTTGAGGGCTCGGCGGGCCGCGTTCGACAACGAGGACCAGCAGTTGCGGCAGAGGTACATGCGCGGGGGCCGGGGGGTGCGGCAGTTGTGGCAGGGGAGGTTCATGAGCGCTCCTCGGCGGTGTCGCGGGGCGGTTCGAGGCCGAGTTGTACGGCGGCCAGCGCCACGGCTTCGCGGATGGACAGGCCGTCTTCGGAGGCGGCGCGGAGGGCGAGGGCGCGGATGTGCAAGTCGTCGGCGAGGTCTTGCTGTTCGGGGGTGAGGGTGCGGGCTCGTCCGCGTGGGCGTCGGGTGGGTTGCCAGCGGTCTGCGGGTTCGGTGTCGGTCATCGGGGTCCCTTCGCGGGGCTGTACGGGGCCTGTGGCGGCCGTTGGCGGGTTGTGTGGCGGTCGGGGCGTCGGGAGCGCTAAGGACGACTCAGACGGGCACTGGGGGTTTCGGGTGTTCTCCGGTGTCGTGGTGGTCGAGCGCCCACGGCGCCTCTGAGGGCCGCTGTGCCACTTCGGGGTCGCGAGGGACGCTCTCGGGCTGTTCGGGCTCCAGGCGGGCGCACAGCGGCTCTCCCGCCCCCAATGCGGCCCGCACCGTCCGCCACGCCCGCTTCACGGCCCGCCCGACGGCCCACGCCACGACCAGCGCCACCGGAGTCGCGACCGCGGCACCTATCGCGATCCACGCGGCGATCGCCCACAGCATCCGGTCGATGGCGTCGTACAGGTCGACGATCACGAGGACGGCTCCTCTCGCGGTACGAGGCCGAGAACGACCGCGCTCGTACACGGCCACGGGATGTGGCAGCGGTAGCACCACACCGCGCGGAGCTTGCCGTTGGTGATGACGTTCATGGGCTCGTGGCCGAAGTCCTCGACGGCGGGCTGCTCGGCCACGGTCAGGCCTCCCCGTCGTAGCGGCGGATCTTCATAGCCGGACTGCGTTGCGGTGGCGGGTCGTTGCGGTGCTTGAACGCGTGGACGCCCTGCACGGGGTGGGCGAGCAGCCAGCCGATGTTCTCGGCGGAGCGCACGGTGTACCCGAGCCACCAGCGCGGTCCGGTCGGGCGTTTGCCGACGAGCTGCCAGGCGGCCCACTGGGAGGCGCGGTGTCCGAGCCGGGCCCGGCCGAGGGCGTAACCCACGGCCAGGAGCGCGGCGTACAGGAACCAGGTCACGAGTCGTCCCCGCAGACGTGTTCGTCGGGGGCGAAGGGCTGCCCGTTCTCGTCGTGCAGGACGAGTCCGTCGTCTTCGTCGTACCAGCCGTCGCCGGTCGCGCCGCAGCTGCCGCACTCCCAACTGCCTGCGAGGCTGATCCCGGTGAAGCCGCCGCTGTTCGGGTTTCTGGCCATGGGTCAGGCCTCCTTGCCAGGCTGCACCGAGGCGGCGCCCTGGGGCTTCGTGCGTCGCTGTGCCTTCCGGCCGGTACGGCGCGCCAGTTCGGCGGCCTCGTGCCACACCTGCGCCTGCTCCTCCAGATCCCGGCGCATCTCCTCCTCGGCTTCCACGGACAGCGTCTGGGCTTTCGCCTGGAGAGCGGCGACGACTTCGTCCACCGCTGTGGGCCCTGCGGCGGGCTGTTCGCCGTCGGCGAGTTCACGGCATGCGCGGCAGGAGTCGGGTCCGATGGGGATGGTGTGGACGCAGCACAGGACGCCGTCGTCGCGTCGGTAGTGGGCGGGCGGGACGAACGGCTCCTCGGCCTGCTGCGCCTCGACGGCGTCGGGGTCGTGTGCGCCGCAGTGGTGCTTGCAGCCGTAGCAGGGGCAGCGGCAGGGGTTCGGGCTGGTCTCGTAGCCGGGGCAGGACGCGATCGCGGCCTGCTCGGTCTCGGGTTGTGGCGGCTCGTCGGCCATGCGGCGCAGCACGTTCGCCGCGTCGGGCTCTGGCTCCCCGTGGATGGGGCAACTCAGGGTGCAAGTGCGGTAGTCCCGAGTCTCACAGTCGGGGTGGTTCAGGCCGCGCGTTCCGGCCTCGTCGGCTTCCCGCAGCACGTCGGCCCGGTCGAGGCTCGCGGGCAGCACGGCCAACACCGCCTCGGCGAGCGGCTGCGCGCGGTGGAGGCGTACCTCTTCGGCGGTCGCGGTGAGCGGCAGACCGCCGGGGGTGTTGTGCTGCGGGCCGCCGTAACGGGGCTGAAGAGCGTCAGCGATGGCGGCGGCGATGCGGTCGCGGAGCGCGGCCCGGTCGGTGGCAGGCGCCAGCCCGGCAGCCGTCACCACCTCGCGGGCATCGGCCAGATACGCGGCACGACATGGCTCGGTGAGGTGGGCCCACACCTCGGCGGGGTGGTCCTTCGCGGCGAGATGTTGGGCGATCCGCTCGGCGACAGCCTCAGCGGCAGGCGCAGGCCCGGCTGGCACGTACCCGGCACGGAAGTCCGCATCCGAGTCGACGTCGAAGTGGTCGGCATACCGCAGCACCCAGCAGCCTGGCCGGATCGCCACCCAGTGGCTCTCCTCAATGAGGACGAGCGCGTCGTCCTCCGGGTCGATGCGCTCATCGGGGGCGGTAGTGGCGAATCGCTCGGGGGTGAATGCGCGCAGGACGTCGGCGTTGCTGCCGGTCCACTGCACGGCTTCGACCTCTGCGGCGCGGGGGCGGTAGCGGGCGACCGGCGCGACTCGGCCGATCGGGCACTCCGGGTGCGGATGCACTTCCTCGCCCTGCTCCTCGTAGCAGAGCCCACAGTCGAGGAGGCGGGGGCTGTTGGTGGTGTCGCTCATCGGGTTCCTCCAGTGCGGCGGGCGATCATCCGGGCCTTGGTCTGGTCTTGGGTGGGCTGGATCCACTGGTGCCAGCCGGGTCCGCCCTTGGATGGCGGGGTCCAGCGCTGCATGTGCTCGCGCTTGCTGATGCCGCACCAGCGACAAGCAGACGGGTCGGTGGTCACGGTGTGGCTCCTGGGGTGTGTGGTTGGGTGGGCGGGCCGGCAGCCCCACGGCTCCAACGCGGGGCTGCCGGTCTCATGCGTGGTCACGGGGTGGGCGTCTCGCCCGGCTCGGCGTCCCCGGCGAGGAACTCCTTCAGCGCTTCATCGCCGCGGCCGGACTCCGCGTCCCGCTTGGCGAGCTGGGTGATCAGGTACTTCCGCTGGCCCTTGAGGCGGCGGATCTCGGCGAGGAGCGCGGGCACGTCCTCGCCCGTCATCTGGTCGGCGTCCGCCTGGAGCGGGACGTCGGTGAGGGTCGCGTACTCGTGGAGGTGAGCGGCGCGGGTTTCGATGTCGGCGAGCCGCTGCTCGGTGAGGGCGAGGCTGGCGGTGGGCTGGGTCATGTGCTGCTCCTGGGTGTGTGCGGGCCGGACGGAACCGGATGTCATGCGGGGGTCTGGCGTTCGGTGCGGGTCATCAGGTCGTGCGGGATCAAGCCGGTCCGCAGGACGTCACGCAGATCGGCAGCCACCTGGCGGTAGACGCGGGCGCGCTCACCGACTTCGGCGTTGAGGGTCGCGGCGGCCGGTCCTTCGAAGTGGCCGATGGTGGCCTCTGCGGTGGCGGCTTCCTGCTCCCACCGTTCGGCGAGGGTGCCGAGGACGGCGGGCAGGTTCGCCGCGGTGGTCTGCTCTGCGTTGATCTGTTCTGCGGTCCGGTTGGCGGCTGTCCAGGCGGCGATGGTTGCGTGGAGGTGGGGGCCGATCGGTTCGGGTGTGGTGGTCATGTCGGTTCCTTCGTGGCGATGGGGTGGGTGTGGTGGGCGGGGTCCGCGCGGTAGTGATCGCTAGCGGGTTAGGCGGCTTGTCGGAAGCGTTCAGAGCGCCAGCGGTAGACAGTGCGTGGGGTGACGCCGAGGATGCGGGCGATCTCCTCGGCGGGGAGCCCGTGTTCGGTGAGGCCTTGGGCGACCTTGACGCGCTCCAGGCGGGTCAGTCCTTCGGCGGGGCGTTGTTCGCGGATGAGGGTCTGGACGTCGGTGTCGTCGGCCACGCTCCAGGTGGTGAAGTGCGGGTTGCGGTGGCGGTAGAGGCGGACGCGGTGGAGGTCGCAGATGCGGCGGCCGGCGCGGGCTGGTTTGGGGCAGTTGGTGATGCGGCAGCGTCGGTGCATTCGGGGTCTCCTGTCTGGTCGGCGTGTGCGGTGATGCGTGCGTCGTGGCTGGCGATGGCGAGTTTTCGGCCGCGGGGGCTGGTGCAGCGGGTGCCGGGCGGGGCCTGGCACCAGGGGCAGCGGATCGCCCACTCGGGCTCCGTCACCCCGAATCCGGGTCGGCGTAGGCGTTCAGGTCGGTCAGGCGCTCGGCGCGCCGTGCTTCGCGTTCGGGGTTGTCGGGCAGGCCAGGGACGAGGGCGCCGACGTCCTTGGGGAAGGGCAGCGCCAGGTCGATGACGGCGTAGAGGCGTCCTGAGGTTGGCCGCTCGCGGCAGGCCCGGCACGGGATCGAGCTGTGGGCGAGGAACCAGCCAGTACGGCAGCAGCTTTGGCAGACACCGAGCCAGGCGGTACGGCCGCATGCGGTGGACCAGTTGGGGTGGCCACCGTGGCGGCGGCAGATGTTGGCGACCGCGGCGTACGGAAGGTTGTGGGTCTTGGGATCGAGTAGGGGCTGGTAGCGCTTGGGCGGCCGGCCGATGAGGACGAGTTCGCCGCCGGGCCACGTGCAGGTGCAGTCGCCTTCGCAGTGGCATGCCCGAGCCTCGCCGAGCTCTACGGCCTTCTCAGTCCGGGGGACGCCGTCGCCCTTGACCTCGATCCAGGTACCGAGTTCGGGCAGCCAGAAGTCGGGGACGTAGACGGTGCCGGACGGGAGGGTGATCGTCTCGGGCTCGTACTGCCAGGTGATGTGGTGACTGTCGAGGAAGGTGGCCCAGCGGGCTTCGAGGCGGGAGCGGAACGTGGTGCCGCCGTACGGGGTGGGGATCGCTTCGATCTCGGGGTCGTCGGTCACGAGACGCTCCGCAGTCCGCGGCGGCGGTCGGGGCCGTCGAAGCTGACGATGGTCGCGGTCTGCGCGAGGCGGGACGCGAGCCGGTCGCCGAGTCGGGTCACGAGGTCGGGCGTGGGCGTGCCGGTCTTGATGGGCAGGTTCGTCGTGATCAGCAGCGGCAGGGACTCGTTGTACCGGTAGTTGACGATGCGGGTGGTGGTCTCCTCGGTGAACTCCGACAGCTTCTCGGTGCCGAGGTCGTCGAGGAGGAGCAGCGGGACGCGGCAGAGGCGCTTCAGCTCGTGCTCGCTGCCCTTGTCGGAACCGCCGGGCCGGAGGAGTCCGTAGAGGTCGGGGGCGGTGGTCGCGATCATCTCGAAGCGCTTCGGGCCCGCCTCGGCGATGCGGCGGAGCGCTCCGTAGGCCTGGTGGGTTTTGCCGGTGCCGATGTTGCCGTGGAGGACGAGGATTCCGGCGTCGCGAATGTCGGCGGCGGCGCGGTCGGCCCACGCCTGGATGACGGGGTGTTCGGCGGTGGCTTGCCGGTAGCGGTAGGGGACGGCGGTCTGCCAACGAGTGAGGGCGAAGTCGGCGCGGCGGCGGCGGTGGTATTCGGGGTGGCCGGGCTCGTCGGGGGTGGGCTCGTCGGCGATCGGGCCGGCCGTCACGCCGGGGACGTGCTCGGCGATTCCGGCCATGAGGCGGGCGAGCATGCTGGGCCGGTTCTCGGCGAGGCTTTCGGGTTCGGGCATGTGGGGCTCCTAGAAGTGGCCGAGGTCGGCGGCGCGGTCTTCGGGGGTGGGTTGTTGGTAGGGCTGCCAGTCGCCGGACACTGCGCGCAGCGGGGGGCGGCCGTTGGCGTCGGGCGCGGGGTCGGGCTCGTCGTCGTAACAGCCCTTGTTCAGCCAGGTCGCCGGGTACTTCGTGTACTGGGGGTCCTGGCCGTGGCGCTCGCGGGCGTAGGCCTGGGCGGCGTCGACCATGTGCTTGGGCTCTACGCCGCGTTCGATGGCGGCGATCCAGGCCTTCTTGGCTGCCTCGCGGTCGCGCTTCTTGGGGTAGTTGCTCCAGAAGGCGCCGAAGGCTTCGAGGTGGTGGTCCTTCTGCTGGCCGTCTGTGGCTCGGCCCGGTGAGGTTTTCGAGGGTGATGCGGGATGCGGAGCGTCGTCGTCTTCCTGAGCCGGAGGCGAAGAAGAGTCTTTAGGTAGTTGGTTGTCTGACGGTTGGTTGGTGGTTAGGGCGGCGTTGAGTGCGTGACGGCCGGACTTAAAGTCCGTGACGGCCGGACTTTGAGTGCGTGACATCGACTCGGTCACAGACTCTGCGTCCGTGACGGTCACGCCTTCCAAGTCCGTGACGGTCACAGACTTTGAGTGCGTGACAGCCTTTGCTCGGGAGCGCCGTTTCCGCTCCGCCGCAGCGGCTCGGCCGTCATCCTCTTCGCGCTCTAGGTCCTTCCAATCCGTGTCCGGCCGGCGCAGGTTCATGGCCAGCTGCCACCGGACCCGACCATCCGTCGTCCCGGCGCGCTTGATCAGGGCGCCCTTTTCCAGGCGGCGGAGGGCGCGCTGGACGGTGGTCCGGTCGTAGCCGGTGCGGTACTGGATGCGGAGCACGGAGGGGTGCGCGTTGCCGCCTGTCTTGCTGGCGTGCTCGGCGAGCACCTGGAGGATGTGCCGGGCTGTGGTGTCCGGCTTGCCCTTGTCGGTACGCGGCATGGGCGCGTGGTCCATGGCCCACGTCACTGCCTCGTTACTCACGTGCTCTTCTCTCGCCGTCGTTGCTGGTCAGGGCTTGGTTTCAGGCAGCGCTCATGGCGGCTTCGGCGGGGCGACGGTCGCCCTTCCGGCTTGTCCCATACTACCTCGGGTGCCCCTACACCGCATGGGCACTATGTGAAGTGAATCGATCAGGTGGTGCCCATCTGTTGTCCGGTCAGCTACGCTGTCGATATGACGACGAAGGGGACTCCCGGTCGCGTGATCCGCGTGGACACCGAGACGTGGACTGCGTACGAGCAGGCGTGCAAGGACATGGGCACGACGCGCGCCGACGACCTCCGCCGCCACATCCACCGGCAGATCGCCGCGCACAAGCGCCGGCAGAAGGACGCGCGGGACGTGGCTGCCGTCCGCAACATCGCTGAGTCCTGACACCGTCATCGCGCCTCCCGATGGATCGGCCAGCCGGGGCCCGGCGGGAACTCGGGCAGTCCTTGCAGGGCGCGCGGGGTGTGAGCGGGGCAGCGGAGTCCGGGGATGTACGGGCGGACCCCGTCGGCGATCTCGCAGTGCCGGTGCTCGGCTCCGATCCAGTGCGAGCACACGCCTGACGCGGGGCGCGGGATGACGGGCGCAACGGGCCGTTGAGGCGCTGGTGCGGCAAGCGCAGACAGGTCGACCGCTCGCGCGTACATCGCCTCAAGCTCCGCTTCCTTGCTGCGGGAGTGCCCTGTCCGAGCGCCCTTGCGGGTCTTCTCTCGATCCGCTGGGGCCCCATCAAGGGGTGTCCTGCCAGCGCCGTGCAGCGCGGACAGGTATCGGCCGTACGACTCCCGCGTCGTCCAGAAGCTGTAGGGGGCCTCGGTGACCTGAGCGTTGAACACGGGCACGTACTCGCCCATCGGGGCGCCCCTCAGAACGTCGTCGAGGGTGACGCCGCCGAGCGGCTCGGTGCGGGCGTGAGGCCTGCCGCAGCCGGATATCTTCCGGCGCGGACACCAGACGCCGTTCCGTACGTCGCAGGTGAACACGATGATTTCGCGGAGCCCGGACCTGAACGTCAGCGGCCGGTTGAGGTCTTCGATCCACTCGAAGGGCACATCGCCGTCGGTGCGGAGAATCGGCCCTCTCTGCCCTCTGGCCACGCTCAATTGGTCGGTGTGGAACATCGCAATACGCCCGACTGCTGCCGCGCAGTTCATGCGCTCCGTCAGCCCGTGTCCCTTCTTGAATAGGGAGTGCTGGTGCTCGTAAGCGGTCTTGACGATGCCCTCGGTGGCGAGGACGTCAGCGACGCTGCTGCCGTCCTCCGCTCGTGCTTCCTTCTGCGGGCCGAAGCCTTCCTTGTCCCAGACGTCGTACGTGCGGTTGTTGTAGGCCTTGTGTTCCGGTGTCTCGACGGACTGGTATGGGTGGTCCAGTGCCTCGCCGGCCTGGTGGCTGACGACGCGGGTCCCCATGCGGTTGAACGTCTTCATCCACTGGATCTCGCTGTGGTCGACCCAGCAGAATCCGCACTGAACGATCCGGGCTCGGGTGGAGTTGACGTTCCGGGCGCACAGTTGGGCCCACTCGTCGTCGGTGAGTTCGACCGCGTCGACGATTCCGGCTGAGGTTCTGCGGGCGTAGGCGCGCAGGGTGTCGTCGGTGATGATGACCTGGTTGTTCTGCACTGCTACGCCCTCCTCTCCGTACGCCCCGCACCAACCGGTGCGGGGCTTCGTGCTGTTGGTCCGGGAGCCCGCCGGGGGGAGGTGGCGGGCTCCCGGTGGCGGTCAGCGCGTGGGGGTCGGCCGGCCGCCGGTTCGGGTGGGTCAGCGGTAGTTGTGGATCAGCAGCCAGCCGGGCGGCTCGCGGTCGGCCACGCCGAGGCGGACAGCTACGGCGTGCAGCGCCGCGTCCCACGCGGTCAGTTCGTCGGCCGTGGCGAGGTCGGCGGTGATGCGGACGATGGTGTTCTCCTCGGCCGGGGTGTAGCGGGTGACGAGGAGCAGCCGGTCGCGGTCGCCGACGACGATGTAGCCGACGCTGTCCGGGCTCTCGGGCTGGCCGAAGCACGCCCGGTCGATGGCGGCGGTGTCCGTGTCGGTGGGGATTTCGAAGCCGTAGGCGATGCCGACGGAGTGGTAGAGGCCCATGGGTGTGTCTCCTGGTCAGAGGTGGGCGTCGATGGCTTGGCCGATGCCCTGGACGAGGGCGGTCCGCATGTCGTCGTCCATGCCGGGTTCGAAGGCGAAGTGGATGCGGGCGATGGGTTTGCCGTCGCCGTCGAGGGTGATGACGTGCTCGTCGCTGGGCTCCAGGCCGTCGGCGCCGAGGTTGACGGCCCACTCGGACACGTCGGCGGCCTTGCCGAGCAGGTCGTCGATGGCGCGCTGCGCGTTGTCGTAGGAGTCCTCGTCGAGTTCGTCCCACGTGCGCCCGGTGACGGGCTGCGTGCCGGTCTGCGGGTCGGGGTCGACGATCGTGGACTCGATGAACGCGCCTTCCATCTGCTCGGCGATGCCGGGGAAGTCGGGGTCCTCGGTGGCGGTCTGGTGCTGGCGGGCGGCCTCAAGGCGGAGGTCTTCGTCGGTGTACGGGCGGTCGGTCACGGTGTGCCTTTCGTGGTGGTGAGGCAGGTGTGTGCGGTGATCGGATCGGATTTCATGAAGTCGGTGACGAGTTCGCGGCCCGCGACTCGGCGGTGGTGCAGGCACAGCGCGCACAGGAAGTCAGCGACCGGGACCTGGCCGCGTTCCATGCGGCGGACCTGAACACCGCCGAGCCACGGGCCGGCCACTACGCCGCGGCCTTGGTGGAGCCGGTGCGGCGGAGCCGGTTGTCGGCGTCCGTGTTCGCCTGCCTGCACGGCGGGCACGCGTCCTCACCGTTCCTGCGGTGCCGCTGGTAGCCGCCGCGGGTGCCGCACTTGACGGGCTCCCGCTCCTTCGGTGCGGGCTTCCTGGGATCAGGCGCGGACTGCGGGGGCGCCGACTTCTTCGCGCGGTCTCGGCGCCGTTCGGCTTCCCGGACGCGCTGGCGTGGGGTGAGCCCCGCGAACACGCCATGCCGGGCATGCGCGCCCTTCCCGCCTTCAGCGCGGAGGCAGTCCTCCAGGCAGAGGAGGCGCACCGGGCAGGCCCGGCAGATGGAGCGGGCTTGTTCGATGCCGTCGGCGTTGTTGTCGGGGAAGAAGGTTTCCGGCTCGACACCTTTGGTGCGGCAGGCGGCTTGTTTGATCCACTGGCCTGCGGGTTCGAGGGTGTCGGGGTGGGCTTGTACGAGCGTCATCGCGCCACCGCCGGGAGGTTGTGCCACTCCACCCCGCGCAGCGCCTGGACTGCCCACGCCTCCGGCACCTCCGCCAACACGTGGCCGAGAGAGTGCAGGCCGAGAGCGAGGAGGATGTACGCGTCGCTCTGGTCGTAGCGGTGCTTTCCCTCCGTCAGCAGCCCGTACCGCTGGTGGACGGCATCGCGGATCATGCCCTTGCCGACCTCGTACCGCTTGTTCTTCGGGACCGTCGTAGGGACGGGGCGGCTCTTGCCGGTGGCGTACACGTTGCGGGACTGCGGGTTGATGACGGCGTACGGGATGCCGCGCTTCCACAGGTCTTGGCGGATCATCCACCGCATGGCGGCCAGGGCGTCGGCACCTTGGTTGTTTTTGGAGAAGGCGGCGCCCTCAATGACGACGTAGTCGGCGTGGCGGTAGAAGGTGGCGCAGCCGTCGAGTTGCTGGGCGAAGCGTTCGTGGAGGTTTTTGGCGGGGGCGTGGACGTAGTCGGTCCAGCCGACGCCTGCGGTGCCGGTGACGATGGTTGCGGCGTCGAGGGCGATGACGAGGGGCCGGGGCCCGGCCGCCGGGGTGGCGGCCGGTACCTGCGGGGTGAGGTCGAAAAGGGTGGTCACTGGCCGGCCTCCGCGTCCGTGTCGTTCAGGCATTCGCCGCACGTCCAGCCGTCCTTGTGGAGCACCCCTGCGGTCGCTTTGCCGCACGGTTCGCAGTCGTCCCACGCCTGCGCGAACACGCCCCCGGTGGGCGGGACGGGGAACCTGGCCGGGGCGCCGAGGAGTTCCTCGAGTCCGACCGTGCGGCGGCGCGGCCGGTGCTTGCCGTTGGGGGCGACGATCTGCCGCAGGACACGGGCAGGACGCCGCAGGACACGCATTGGGCTGGTCATGACGTTGCTGCCTTTCGGGTCTGCGGCTTGTCCTTGCGTCGCGCCTGCCAGGCGCCGCCCTCGAGGACGGCCACATGGTTGAGGCCGCACGCGTCGTCGAGACGGTCCTGAAGCAGGTCGGCCCGTTTCTTCTCGGCGGCGTACGCGGCGAGGATGCGTTCCCCCACCTGGCGGAGGCGGGCAACCCGCTGCTCGAGGTGGGCCGCGTACTCGGGGTCCGCCTCGCGCAGTTGGCTGAGGCGGCGGCCGAGTTCCAAGTTCCGGCCGTGCAAGCGCCGGTTCGCCGCGTCTTTCTCGGCGTTCTGCCGCAGGACTTGTTCGCGGTTGTAGACGGCGGTGGCGAGCTTGCTGACGGTGGCGTCGCGGTCGGTGCGGAGGCGGTCGGCTTCGGCCTTGGCGTCGGCGAGTTCAGCCTCGTGGCGGCGGCGGGTGACGAACCACATCACGCCTCACCGCCCACCGGGCGCAGCGGCCACGTGCCGTCGATGACCGCGTCCGGCTTCCCGCTCTTCCGCAGGAACGCCTCATAGCCCGCAGCCCACTTCGCATGCCACTGCACCTGCCAGCCGTGCAGCACCCGCGCCGGGACGTGGAGCCGTTCCTCCCGCTCCGCGATCCGCAGCGCCACGTCGAGGGCGGCCTGCGCGTCGGCGTCGGCGGTGTGCGCGTCCGTGAGCGTGACGCTGTAGTGCGCGGCGAGGGACCCCAGGTTCCGGCGTCCCTTGCGGTACTTGTCCATGGCGCGATCGAGAACGAGCGGGTCCACGACGGGGGCCACGGCGCCGATCCGGTTGGCGACGGTAGGCACTCCGTGTCGCGTGCACTCGGCGTCGAGCAGGCTGAGGTCGAATGGTGCGTTCATCACGACCAGCGCTGAACCTGCGTGCAGCTCGCCCGCGAGCGCGTCGGCGATCTCCTCGACGACCTCCTTCGCCGGGCGGCCATGCGCGCGGGCGTGCTCCGTCGTGATGTGATGCACGGCGGTCGCGGCGGCTGGAATCTCGACACCGTCCACGTCGGACATCCAGCACAGCGTCTCGCCGTTCGGCCGGATCAGTGCTGCGGACACGATGCGGTCCTCGGCGGGGTTCGTGCCCGAGGTCTCCGTATCAAAGCTGGCCAGCGGCCCACGGTGCCACGGCAGTTCAACGTGCCCGGTCAGATCGGGCTGCACGGGGGCGTTCACTCGGCACCGCCAGCGGTGAGCTGGGGCAGAGCGACAGTGGCGAGACGGCCCTCACGCCAGGCCGTCATGACCTGGTCCCGGCCGTCCTTCTTGAACCGCACCGCGTGCGTACGCGCACGGGCGGGCGCGATCTCCACACCGGGCACCTCATGGATGACCCCGTTCTCCGGGTCCGCCCATTCCGTGCGGCCGGCCGCCGTCAGCTCGGCGAGGATCTTCTTCTCGAAGGCGGGCTGCACCGAAGTGACGAACTCGCGCTTGATCTCGCTGTCGTAGTTCTCCAGCACCCACGCCTTGAACTTCTCCGAGTCGACGACCTTGGCCGCGGCCTCCCCGGCCGTGAGGCTGACGGTTGCGATGTCGGGGCCGTCGGGCAGCGTGACGGCGACCTGTCGTGTGCCGGTCTCCTCGGCGGCGGTGTCGAGGAACGACTGGGTTTCGGCGCGGGCTTCCTTGTACGCATCGTTGACGACGTCGAGGAGGGTCTTCAGGTATGCCTCGCGGGCGGCTGCCTCTCGCAGGCTCATCAGGCACTCGCCTTCTTCTGCTGGGTGCGCAGGGCGTGCGCACGGCGGTTCCGGCGACGGCACTCGCGGCACTGCCGGTGGTTGGGATTGCGTGGATTCCGGTAGACGTTGGCCGGGTCGGTGAGGTCGTGACCGGCCGGGCAGCGGGTCTTCGCGGCGTTCTTCGCGGCGTGGCCCTCCCCGCGAAGTGAGTTGATCTGCGGCGTGACGGCTTCGAGGTGGCCGGGGTTCCAGCAGTGCCGGACGCGGCAGAGGTGGTCGAGCTGGAGGCCATCCGGCACCGGGCCGACGAGCGCTTCGTAACCGATGCGGTGCGCGAAGCCGGGGCGACTGCCGCCGCCAGCCTCGTGACGGACGTGGACCTGTCCGTACCCCCCGCTGTTGGTAGATCCCTGCCAGAGCCAGCAGGGGCCCTTGACGGGGGCGCCTTCCGGGGCGGGCGCCTCGATGGTGAGGCGCTGCATGCGCTCGATGACGGGGGTTCGAAGCCCGAGCGTCGTCATAGGGTGTCTCCTGTTCAGGGGGCACCCGCCTGTTACAGGCGGGCGGGTGCCCGAAACTGGTTCGTCGGTTTAGGCAGCGGAGCCGGTCAAGATGCGCTGCATCTCTCGCAGTTGCGACACGGGCGCTTGAGCGATGGGCAGTCCGAAGCTGCGCTCGAACTCGGCGTCCAGTTCGGTGAGTCCGGCCTTCGTGGCGGCGGCGCGGAGCTCCCGCTCGGCGGTGTCGGCTTCGGTCTCGCCCTCGGCGACAACCTCGGCGTCTGTCACGTCGTCGTCCTGCTGCTCACCGCCCGCGGCGGGCGTCTCCGGCAGCGCCTTCCAGCAGCGGGCCAGGTAGTCGCGCAGCGCGTCCGGCTTGCCGGTGTCGAGCGCCTTGATGCGCGCGTCCGACGGCACCCCGTTCTTCGCCTCGGCCGCGATCACGTTGACCTCGTCGCGGGTCGTCGCCTCCGAGGCCCGCTGAGCCAGGGCCTGAGCCTCGGCGTGCGGCTCGAACTCCCCACCCTGCTCCGGCGCTGGCGTGGACCACTGGTCGCTCTGGCCCGGCTCGACACGGCGCAACTGCTGCACCTCAGCCACGACAGGCTCACCGTCTTGGTTGACGACCGCGCCCAACTCCTCGGGCGTGTAGTGCAGCCCGAACAGCACGTCCTCACACGCGTCGCGGGCAACCTCTGTGATCGCCCGCGCCTTGAGCATCGCGGCCGTGTACTTCTCCCACGTCGCGGGCTTCCCATTGCGGTCCCTTGCGAAGGGCTTGCCGTTCTTGATCTCGCACAGGCCGGCCTGCGCCGCGCGCTCCAGATCCCACGTGCACTCGTAGGTGAAGTCGGGGTCGTCGGCCCGGACGATCTGCGCGGTGGCCCACGACTTGCCGTCGCTCTTCACGCGGAGCTTGTGGCCGGCCTGTCGGACGAGCCCGCCGATGAGGCCGGAGGACGCGGACGGTTTGCCCTCGATGACGTGGATGCCGGTGATGGCGGCGACGGGGGTGATGCCGAGCGTCCTGCCGTACTCGATGGCGTAGAGGACGTTGGCGGGCTTGCCGATGAACTGGCGGGGCAGGAGGTCGGCGTCGGCGAGGAGTTGGGCGAAGCGGACGGAGCCGTCGAGGGTGGCGGGGGCGGCTGCTTGGTGCTTGACGATTTCGTTGCTCATGTGGGTTCCCCCGTGCTGGTGTTGTGGGTGGTGGTGAGTGCGGCGACCGCGTCGGCCCATGCGGCGTTGCGGTCGCTGACGTAGCGGGCCTCGACGCGGGTCCCGAACTCTGTCCGGGCGGTGCGCGCCTCGAACGCCCCGGCCGGGGTGTAGGCGGACCGCTGGGGGATGCGCGGGTTCACGTAGGCCGCGCGGACGTTGCGGGCGGTGGCCGTAGCGGTGGTGGTTGCGCGGTATTCGCCGACGGTCTGCCACTGGCCGGGGTTGGTGCGGCATTGGGCACGGGCGCTCATGCGGCACCGTCCTCGTCGTCGAGCGGCGGCCGGTGCGGGGTGTCGATGCCCTCACCCAGCGCCGGACGCTCGTACGCGTCCAAGACGGCCTGCCACTTCCGACGGAACCGGGCCGCCTGGCCGACCGACCAGACGGCGACGACGGTGTCCGCTGCGACGATGCTGATCAGCACCGAGGGGAAACCGCCGGTGGCGGCGAACCAGACGGCGTTGACTGCGGCGGCGGCGACCGCTCCGGCGAGGAAGCTGTGGAACGCGATGATCAGGTACTGGCGGGCGCTCATGCTGTCCTCCGGTCCTGCTGCTCGGGCAGCGGGTGTTCGCGGAGGTGTTCGCGGGTCGCCTTGTGTGTCAGGTGCTTGATCAGCGACGCGCCACGAGTCAGCAACGCCTCCGCCTTCTTCATGGCGGCCTCCCGCGCCTCGGCCGCCTCCGCCAACGGACGACCCAGCCGCGCCATCCGCCCGGCCACACGCATCGCCTGCTGCCCAGACAGCGAGACCCGCGTCGACATGCGCTCCACCAACTGCTCGGCCAGCCGCTCGAACCCCAGGCGCTCCGGGGCGTGCCCGTCGTGTACGCCGGTCGGCTCCTGGTCGGCGACCTCACGGAAGTCGTCGTAAAACTCGCCGGACAGCAGATCCAGCAACTCGGCGACGTTGGCGTGGACGAGGGGCTCGACGTCCGCGGTCACCATCAGCGGGGTGGCTTCCACATGCATGGGGCCGCGTACAGCCCTGGTGTTGTCGGTCATCGAAGGGTTCCCTTCGGGGAGGTGGTGAGGAGAAGAAGGAGGGCGGCGGTGTCCCGGAGCGCTTCACGGGACGCGGACCGTGCGGTGTCCCACTCGCGGAGCAGCGGGTAGGCGGCTTCGGAGTGGATCGCGCGGGCCAGCAGCGGGCGCGGGTCGAGGTCGCACTCCAACAGCGGCTCAAACACGAGGAGCCACAGCAGCCAGCCAGTCGCGGTGAGACCGGTACCGAGCGACAAGAACGCCGCCCACTCGGTGAGGTCGTGGGTGTGGCTCACGAGCCCTCACCCGCCTCGGGCAGCTCGTCCGACCCGAGGCACAACGCGGGCACCAGGTCGTCAATGTCGACGCACTCCTCGCCGTGCCCACGCTCCCTCTCGACCAGGAGCGCGACATCACCGCGCTGCGTGTTCAGACGACGGACATCGCCCTCCAGCTCAGCGACCCGAGCCCGCAACTCCCGACGCCCACGCTGAGCCGACGCCAACGCCAACCGCAGACGGGCGTTCTCCAACTCCTCCTCGTACAGCGACAACCGCACGCCCGTCAGCTCATCCTCGACGGACCGCGGCTCCGGCCCGACCGGCACCGGCAACACATCCGACGAACCGACGATCCCGCGCTCAGCCAGTTCAGCCAGCGTCACCATCACGAACTCAGGGCACTTACAGACATCGGCCAGCGCGTACAGGGCGAGCCCGCCCTCCGTCACCGTGCGACGCGTCCAGCAGGCGCCGTCCTTCGTGTTCACCACCAGCGGGTCATGCGACGTCGGGGCGCTCATACCGACACCGCCGACTGCTGCGTCAGCGGACCGAACGCCGCCTCAACCAGCCGCAGAGTCCAAGGGAACGACGCGCCCTCACCTTGATCGCCGGGCGCCTCCGGCTCCGGGCACACGAGCCGCATCTCGCCGCTCTCCGTCTCGCCGCTGGGCACCCACACGTCGCCGTCACGGTCAACGAACACGGACGCGAGCGGCGCCTCGTGCAAGGGGAGGACTCTGATCTGACCCGAGTCCAGGGTCTGGGAAACTGTGGTCACGGTGACCTCACTTCTTGGTTGTTGGGGTGTGCCGAGGGGTCGTTCCGGACGCGCATCCGGGCGGCCCCGTTCTTCTTGGGTCAGGCGGCGGCCGGCTTGGCCTTGGCCTGCGTCTTCTCGCGGCGCGCCTTCGCCGAAGCCAGCGCCAGCCGCTTGAAGTGGGCGCTCTTCAGGTGCTCGGCGACGCGGGCGATCTGCTCGTCGCTTGCGTCGGGGTGCAGCTCGCGGGCCTGCTTCTCAAAGCGGCCGTTCGCCGCGGCTCGCGCCTTCGCCGTACGGCTCGCGGGGTCGAGCGTGTTCGCCCAGCTGGTGTGCGCGGCGAGGCTGGCTCGCAGTGCCCTGTCCTGGGGGTTCATGTCCCTCCTCCCTAAGGTCATTCCCATACTCGAATGGGGATGATGCGGGCGAAAAAAGGGCCCTGCGTCGGGTCTGGACGGCCCTCGCGATGGCGTTGGCTTCCGGTTCCGAGACGGTGGGGCGTTCTTCTTTCACGAGTTTCTGGATCTTGCTGTACGAGACGCCGGTCGCGCTGGCCAGGGATCTGACCGTGTGGACCACGCCCCCCGGTAGCGGCTGCTTCATCAGGCGGTGAAGCAGGTCGCCGTCGTGCACGCGGTATCTGTCGTCCGACACTTAGCCTCCGGTAGCGCCATCCCCATTCGCGAACGGGGATGGCTATACCTAAGCACAGCGCTGCCGCCATGTCTAGTACAGCGCTCGGGATGTTTTTGTGCGCCCCTTCTGCCCCATCCGTGTACACATGCGCGCCCGATTTTCAGCCGCCTTTGCTGGTCAGCTACCCATTCGCGCATGAGGATGTGGACAATGGCCGTGCGAGCGGGGCACCCCCACCGGATGGGCCGACACATCCGGGCCCACCGCACCGCAGACCAGGAGCGCACCAATGACAACTCGGGACGCCGAGACCCTGACGCAGCTCGTCAGTGAGCACGCCGGCAGGCGCGACGGACAGGGCAAGCTGACCTTCGAGCAACTGGCCGAACGGTGCATCGACCCGCAGGGCGGCTACCAGCCCAGCGCGAACCTTCTGTGGCGCATCGCGAGCGGCCAGGAAATCAAACTCAACGAGCGCCTGGTTCGCGCCATTGCGGCCGGCCTCGGGATGGATCACCGGCGAGTAGCCGCCGCTGCCGCCCACCAGTACACCGGTTGGACTCCCGCGCCTCTTCCCGTCAAGCCTGGTGATGAGGTTGATGATGCGGTCGTGCGCGTGGCGCGTGCGGCTGGCGTGACTCCGGATGATATGCCTGCAGTTGAGGCATTTTTTGAGGGTCTTCGCAAGGAGCGCAAGGCAGGGCACTAGCCGCCTGTACTCACAGAGTGTTTCACTTTCACCCCATTAGGTGACGGCATCTACGCGGTATCGGGCGTAGGGTGATCAAACCTCGCGCGAATCGAACGCGTGTGCCTATCTCGTGCTGTCCAGGCGCATGTGGGGAAGGGGGCCGAGTGACGAAGTCGCCCACAGTCCGTGTTCAGGCTGCCGACCTGAAAGGGGAGACGCCCGCAGCGGTCAGAGACAGTCTCGACAGTTTCGATCTGGTCATCGACTTCTCATGGCCTCCCGCCGCTATCGCCGAGTGCCTGGAAACCCTCCTCCAGGACGGCGTGGACAGCGGACGCTGGACCCGCAACGACACGAGGCCGCCCCACCCAAGGGACGGCCTCGACTGAGCAGCGAACCCGGCGACTACAGGCGGTCGCCGGGGCTCAGCTCCCGATGCTGTGCACGGGCCCGCTCCTCGCCCGCCGACGCACCGTATCGGTTCAGCATCTGTCGTGACCGCCACCCCATGATCCGCATGAGTGCGTCCTCGTCTCCCCGGTTCACCTTCCACAGGTGAGCAAACGTGTGCCGGAATTGGTGCGGGTGAATGTGCGGGATCCCGGCCTGGATGCACCGCCGCTCGATCATCGTCCCTACACCCCAGATCGTCAGCGACTCCTTCCTCTTGACGCTGAACCACAGCGGATCCTTCGGCTCCAGCGCCCGCCCCACGTGCTTGCCAGCCACCCGCAGATACCGGTCCATCGCGACCGCCGTCGCCCGGCCGAACGGCGCCGGCCGCTCCCGGTTCCCCTTGCCCTGCACGTGCAGCACCATCAGGTCGAGGTCGAGCTTCTCCTGGGTCCGCTCCGTCAGTTCGGACAGGCGGGCCCCGGTGTCGAGGAACATCATGATGATCGCGGTGTCCCTGCGCTCCTCGAAGCCCTTTCCCTTGCATACGCCGAGGAGTTTCTTCAGGGCGTCGTCGGGGATGATCGGCACTTCGACCTCGGGCAGGGTGGGGGCTTTCATCGTGCGCATGGGGGAGCGGTCCATCTCCTCTTCGTCGACGGCCCAGTTGAAGAACGTCTTGAGCGACCGGAAGTGCTGGTGTGCGTTGCCCGGCGATGTCCGTGTCATCAGGTTGTCGATGTAGGTCTCGATGTGTTCGCGGTGGATGCCGCGGGCGCCGTCGAGTGCGGTGGGTGCGGGGCGGGCTCCGGGTACGGCGGGGTCGGGTTCGTAGTTGAGGAGGAACGTGCGGAGTTCGCCTACGGCGCGGGCATAGATCCGCTGGGTGTTGGCACTGAGGTTGCGGGCGCGTAGGGAGCGGATCCAGGAGGCGGTGAGGGGTCCGATGTCGTAGGGGCGGGGGGCGTCGGCCATGGGCGTGCTCCGTACCGGTTCGGGTATGGGGATGGCTTTGTCTCTGCGGTTCCCGGGTGGGGTCCTTGAGGGGATGAGGTCGACGCTACGCTGATTCGCGAAAGACGCAAGGCGCTTGGCGAAAAAGCACTGTGCGGGGTGAACATGAAAGAGCCCCTCACCTGTTGTTGCTGGTGAAGGGTGGTTTGCGCCCCCGGCAGGACTCGAACCTGCGGCCAAGCGCTTAGAAGGTGTACGGGCCTAAGCGCTGTGCTCACCTGGGGTTTCCCCTGGTCACGCTTCGCCGAATTAATGCAGGGCGCTTGGCCTATCTTCTGTCCCATTTTGGCGAGGATCCGACGCCCTGGAAACGGGCGCCGCCCCGAGCCCACTGTAGGGCTCGGGGCGGCAGGGAGCCACGGTTCCGCCATCTGGACGGAGGAGTACCTCGCGCGAGGTTTCTCGACCGTGGCTCCCAGTCTGTGATCGCGCGGCGTCCCTGACCGGTTCCCCGCCCACTGCAAGATCACACAATGTAGGGTCGACCCTGCATACTTTGGATCTTGAAGTCGCGAGCGTGGGCCCGTGCCGCGCTCCACCGAATCGCCCGACTGGGTCGTCACCCGAAGGCGAGCCATCGGGGAGCAGATTCGCGCCGCTCGGGAGCACGCTGACCTGACGCAGGAAGAAGTGGCGCTTGCCATCCCCATGGACCGCTCCACATACGTAAAGATCGAGTTGGGGCAGTCCAGCCCACTCCTCGACACACTCATCCGAATCGCTGACGCGATCGGCGTGCCGCTGTCCGATCTGGTTCGAGGTGACCCGCCGCGGCCATCTCCGTGACCGCGGCGAGCCCCCAGCCGCCCACCTCGGGGGATTCGGGCGGCCTCGTCCTGCTACCGGGAGCGCGACACCAGGCAGCAGGGGCTTTTACGTCCAGCTGACTTTCCTGTACGCGTGCCAGTGGTCCAGGCGCCACGCCTCATGCCCGACCGGCCACGTGCAGTGCAGGCCCGTCTTGGGGTCCTCCAGCCAGCAGTAGCCGGCCAGCCCGCGGGGCCCGGTCGGGGCGATCCCGTTCGACGTGCTGGGCTTCTTCTGCTTCGTCTTCACTGGTCTCCTCCTGGACGAGGGGTCGGGATGGGGGCGGTGGTGCAGTCCGGGCAGGCGAACACCTCGACGTCGAGGACGTGGGCGCCCTGTCGGCCACGGGCTATGCCCGCGCTGACGGCGTTCGACGTGAGCCGCACCTTGCACCAGACGCAGGCCCATCCAGCGGACTGCCAGTAGGTGAGGTCCTCGACGGGGGGCAGTGTCGGCTGTCGGCTCACCGCCCGTGCTCCAGGACGAGACGGCGGATGGCGCGGGCGGTGTCGCAGGCGGCGATGTTGTCGACGCACAGTTCGCAGTGAGACGCGTGGGTCTCTGCTGCCTGGGTGACGTGTTCTGCCATGCAGGTGCGGCAGGCGCGGGGGAACACCGCGCGGAAGCCGTCAGCCAGTGGTATGCGCCTCGGGCGGAGGTCTACGGCCGTGCCGTTGGAGACGAGTGCTCCGCACCACACGCACGTCTTGCCGCGTTCCTGCGGCTCGGACAAGTTCGTTAGGTCGGGCAGTGGCAGCAGCGCGAGTGCATCGATGGTGGTTCTCTCCACTGCTGACGCCTCCACAGTCGCGGTGATCTGTCTCACACACGAGACCGTAGAAGCGGGGTGCGGCAACCGCCGACCCACATTGGGTCGGTTACCTTCAGGCGGCCAACAGCCCGATCTCCATCGCCAGTTCCGACGCGCGCCGCCGTCGGGGCGCCTGCGTCGACTCGACTTCCTCGAGGATGATGGCGCGCGCGTACCCGTTGTACTTGATCGTCTCGGGTGCAGTTTGGGCCGCCTTCTCGAGCGTGGCGATCGCGACGTCCGGCTGCGCATCGAGCTGGTAGCCGCGCGCCTCCTCGATCCGGTGCCGGGCGCGGCGCGGCCTCGAGGGAATCGACGCCTCGTCTGCTCGAGCGGCCTGCCGTACGGACTCCCCGCCCTGGTGCAGCTCGACGGCGACGGTCACGGCGTGGGCGCCCATGATGGCCTGCGAGAACGAGGTGATCGGGTGGTAGTAGTGGGCGGGCAGCCGGGTCGCCATGGTGTTGGCCTTGTCCCAGTGCCGCCACGCCGTACCCGTCTCCCGCCGGCGGGCCGCGGTGTAGCCGAGCTCGAACTCGAGGGCGCCCGCGATCGCCAGGACATCGTCGCTCGCGTCGGGGAGGAGCGGCTCGAGGAAGCGGACGGCCTCGAGGTTGATGGCGTCCGCCGCGTCGAAGTGGCGGGGGCCAGAGTCTCGGTGGGCTTGTGCGAGGAGCCATGCGGCGACGCCGATCGCGTGGGGGTCGCCGCTGTCTTGGGCTGCGACCATGCCGCGTTCGGCAACACGCCACAGCAGACTCGAGTCGGGTTGGTAGGCGACGAAGAACTGGGACAGCGAGTACGTCTCGGCGAGGAGAGCCTGCGCGCGGCGACGGTCGTTGCCTGTGTCGGCGTGCCGTACGAGGGTCTGCGCGTCGCGGATCAGGTCGGGCAGGAGCTTCCCGATTGCTTCGCGGTGGTTCTTCGCTGCGTGCCGGGCCTTCCACGCGGCGTGGAGGCGGGCCTCGAGGTGCGGGACCGGCGGCGGTTCGGCGCTCGAGGCGAGGGCGAAGTTATCGACGGCGGCCTTCACCGCGGCGAGGCGTGGGTGGCCGGGGCCGATGAAGAGGTCTACGTGCATGTCTGGGCGGCCTGTCAGGTCGGAGAGGTCACGTACCCGTAGGGCCTCTGCGATGCGCATCACCCGCTCGAGGTCGGGTGTCTTGCGTTGCCCGTTCTCGATTTTGCGGAGGGTGTGTTCGGAGATGCCGACGAGGTCGGCGAGTTGGGCCTGGGTCATGCCGCGGCGTTCGCGGAGGACTTGCACTCGTTGGCCGAAGCGGATCGGGTCGGCGTACGGGTCCGGGGTAGCATCAGTTGGCACGGTCTCGCCCCTTACTTCTGTACAGCTCGTCACTGTCAGGGTATGGGGCGGGGCCTTTCTCGTGTGGTGGGTCTGCGGGGCCGTGACCGGTCTGTGGTAGGGGTGTCGGTCGGGGCCCGTACGCTTGTCTGCATGTCCCCCGATGGTGAGCGCCTTGGTTCCGTGCGGTCTGCTGCCGCCGTGAACGAGGAGATCCGCGCCCTGTGGGGAGACGAGCGGCGGGATCCGCGCGTGCAGCTGGTGGGCGACGCGCGGGACCGGCTGGATGAGCTGTACGCGGAGTGGGCGGCAGCCGTACAGGCCGAGATCGTGAAGGCCGCGTAGACGCGCCGAAGCCCCGCCGGATCAAGCGGGGCGCCGCGAGGTCGGGCTATGGAGCGGTGGAATCCGACGCGGCGACTGCTCGCGACACGCTGGACTGATTCAGACCGAGGATCCGAGCGGCCGAGGACTGGGTGCCGTCCGTCCATGCGACCTGCGCGACGGTGTAGGCGCGACGCCCGGCCGCCCTCCGCATCGCGTGCTCGGCTACGCGCCACTCACGGTCGGCCTCACAGAAGTCCAAGAAACGACGCAGCTGGTCGGCGGTGGCGGGGATGTCGAAGAGCACGTCCTCGTCGCCATAGCGCGTGATGGTCTCGCGGTTCCTGATTGCCCAGGCGCGGGCCGCAGATGCTTTTCCCGGGTCGTCAGGTGCAGGCTGGATGTCCTCCAGGTCGTCTTCCTCCAGCTCGCCGAACTGGTTGTCGTCGCCTGTGACGTAGGCGTCGGAGAAGTAGAGCGGGTCGATGTTGCCCATGGTGTTGAGGCGGAGGGCTACGAGCGTGTAGACGGTGTCGTCTTGGTCGCCGCAGGTGACCCGGCTGCCGATGCGGTACTCGCGCAGACGGGAGTGTGCGCGTTCGGCTTTCTGGCGCGTTGCGGTGTTTTGCTCTTCGGCCAGTTCGCGCGCGAAGGTGTCGTTCATTGGTTCCTCCAGTGCTGACGTTCACCTGGGAACAACTATGCACCCCCCGCATAGATTTGTCTACGCGGGGGGTGCATAGAAGACCGGCAGCTGTCTCAGTAGTCGAGTCCCCGTAGAGTGATCTCCCGTCGCCACTGCCGCGACCACGTCCCCAACATCCGGGCCACGCAACCTCCTCACGCGTACTGGCGGCGCTGCGGATCCAACGCCGCAGCCCGTGGTCAGCTACCTCCGTTGAGATGCTCCTCGAACTGCTGCTTCAGCTCGCACAACTCCCGCGCCGTGTCGTCGACCTTCGCCGCGGTGGCGTCCACCTTGGATGCCGCGTCGTCCACCTTCTGCTCCGTACGCGTCACCGTGTCTTTGATGGACCGGCCGCCGTTCGGTGACAGTTCCTGTACCGCGTCCACGATCGTCACGATCCTGCGGTTGATCCGCCATACCCCTCGAGCGAGTGCCCCGATTGCAAGCAGCGCGGCGGCCCCACCGCCGACGAGGATGAGTAGATCCATCGGTCCCTCCAGGGTCACGCTGGCCCACGGTGCGGGCCTTTCGAACTGGAGTGTCACACGCGTGCTGTCTGGCATATTCCGGCAACGGTGGTCACTTGCACCCCTCTGCATAATGGTATTCAGCCCTCCGGCGAAGTGAATGCGAGGCCAGCATGCAGCAGACCGCACGACGGCCAGGACGCCCCCGCGACCCCGACGTCATCGCCCGCGACGAAGCCATCTACCGACTGATTGCCGACGGCATAGGTTCCCGTCGTGAACTCGCCGACCGCACCGGTTACGACCGCGACGCGGTGTACCTCTCCTGCCAGCGTCTCCACAAGGCGGGTCGGATTCGGCAGTGCCTCGACCGTGGGGCGATCGTCTGGTCTGTCGCCGACGACACCCCATGCCCCTGAAGGAGAGCGCCGTGATCGTCGACTTCTTCTCCGCCGATGACGTCGCCTGGCAGGCCGACGCCCCCTGCGCCACCGTCGGCTACGACTTCGTCCCCGACGTCGAAACGGACGCCGGTCTCGCCGCCGCGCAGGAGTGGTGCCAGACGTGCGACGTACGCACCCGCTGCCTGGCGTGGGCGATGCTCAACCGGGCCGAAGGGTATTGGGGCGGCACAACCACCTACCAGCGCGACCAGCTCCGCCGCGTCCGTACGCGCGCGAAGTGCCCGCTGTGTCTCGGCACGGCGCTCGTGTATCAGGACCCGCACGAACTGTGCCTCGCCTGCGGAATCTCGTGGGTGCGTGACGTGCGCGAGGAACCAATCGCCGCAACTCCTTTGCCGACGGCCGCAGCGTTCTGATAGACACCCACCCAACCACGGAGGCCCCCATGCAGATGTACCCGGCGGAGCAGCTCGGCGCAGATGACGACGACGGCACGATGCCGGGCACCCTCCACACCCTCAAGGAATCCGTCGTCGGCCGCCGGATCGCCAGCGTGGAGAAGGGAGTCGAGGTCCCCGACCGCTACTACGGCACAGTCACGGGCACAGTGATCACCCTGGACGATGGCCGGAAGGTCCAACTCGCCGACACATCCGACTGCTGCGCCTACACGGAGCTGAAGTCCTTCTTGCTCCACGCCGACCGGATCGACCACGTGATCACCGGGGTGGGCACTACGGACGGCTACTCGACGTGGCACATCTACGCAGACATGGGCGACGTGCTGGAACTCTCCGTCGGCTGGTCGTGCGGCAATCCGTTCTACTACGCGTACGGGTTCCACATCACCGTGCTCGACACCGACTAGGCCGGGACCGCCGTGCGCGGCGTAGCCTGCTGCACCTCGTACGCCCTCTGCCACGCCTCTTGCCATCTCCAGGCGTTGTCCCGCAACCGGAGCTGCTCGGCGACCGCGCGCCCCGCCTCCGACAACTCCGCCCGCAGTGCAGCCGATTCGCGGAGCCGCTTCAACTCGCGGTACCAGACCCGCGGCCGGTCCGCGAGAACACCCGCGCCCATCTTGTGTAGGCGCGCGTACTCCGCCCTCGGCGACGCCACCCACGGCACACCAGCCGCGCTCATCTCCAACGGCTTCAACCACGATTTCGCGGCGTTGAAGCGAGTATCAGCCAGTGGCGCGATCCCAATCCCCAACGAGGCGACCGCCCGCGGCCACTCCTCAATCGGCACCGCACCACCCGCAGGATCATCGGCCAGCCCGAGCGCCTTCCCCGCGCCCGACGAATCGCCGCGCATCACGAACGACGCGCCCTCATCCACCAACCTGGCGACCGCACCGCCGACCACCTCCGGATCGTTCGGGTGGGAGTGGTACGAGCCCGGCCAGCCGATCGTGTCCGAGTCCGTACGCGGCAGCCCGTAGTACATGTCCGGCAGATAGTTCGGCAGCACATGCCCCCGCCCATGCCGCGCATACACATCCAGCAGGGCAGGCGTCGACACCGTCACCAACGTCGCATCCCGGCATGCCTTCGCCAGGTTCCGCCACGAATGCCGGTGCACCTGACCACCCAGCCGCTTGCCCTCATTCCCCGGATGGTGCATCGCCCACGCCGGATTCGACGGATGAATCGACGACAGGTCATCGTCGACATCCACCACCACCGCGACACCCTTCGACCGCATGACGGCGACAGCTTGAGCCATGTAGGCGTGCGTGACCCGCTGCAAGACGACGACGTCCGCACCCTCGACGAGGACGTCGCGGACGGTGTCGCCTTCCATCACCAGCCGCATCCGCTCGCCGCCCCGGACCACCGTCACATCGTGGCCAGCCGCCGCGCAGGCATCGCCAGGCCAGATGATGCGGAAGTGGCCGCATCCCCAGCGGTCAGCGGCGTATGCGGCGACCCTCACTCGCTGGTCTCCTTGCGGGCCGTGCCGCGGCGGCTCGCCGTCTTGGCCTGCTCGCTGACGGAGGCTGCCTTCTCCAGCACGTCCACGCGGGCTTCGAGGCGAGCGATGGTGGTCGCGGCGTGGTGGAGGTGCTCGTGCAGGTCGGTGATCTGCTGCTGCAGCTCGGCCGTGTCGGGCGCCGGATGGTTGGGCTGTCCGACGCCGAGGACGGCGGCGGCCTCCTCGCGGGCGAGCTTGCGGATACGTCCGTCCAAGGGGCTGCTCATGCGTGGGTGTCCTCTCCAGTGACGGGCTTGCTGTTCGGTACAGCCCAGGTGAAGCCGAGCGCGACCAGCACGGCGATCAGCGTCGTCCAGCCTTCCTCTGCGGTGACGCGGTTGTCCTCCAGCGCGGCGGATATGGACGCGGCGCCCGCGGCGAGCGCTGCGACGACGGCCTTCCAGTAGTGCGAGATCTTCATGGGTTGGTCTCCTGGTTCTATTCGGTGAGGCGCGCGGCGAGGAGGTCCGCGACCTTGGAGGCAATGGCGTCGGCCAGTTGCGGGGATGCGGCGACCTTGTCGGCGATGGCCTGGATCTGGGTGTCCGTCAGCCCGGTTGCGGTGAGCGCGTTCACCGCGGCTTCGATACTGCGGATCTTCTTGCCGTCAGTGACCACCACAGACCACGGCATCCACTCCGCGTTGCCCTCCGATGTCCACTCGGCAGGGACCCCGGTCACGTCGTCTGTGAGCCACGCGGCGCGGCACAGTGCCTGCCGTACGTCCTTGTAGCCGAGCGCGTCCACAAGGGCCTGGCGGAACTCGGTCTTGTTGATGGTCACGAGGTCATCACCTCCAGTCGCCCGGGAGACGATGCCCGGGAAAACGATCTCGTTGAACTGCCGTACGCGCGCGTTTCCGGGGCACACGGTGCCCGTGGTCGACCACTGTGGGAACAGGCGGTGGTAGCCGTATCCGGGGTCGGTGTGGCTGCGGCAGATCCGCAGCGGGACCTCGTGCCGCTCGTGTATCCACACGCCGAGTTTGACGAGTTCCTCGATCTGCTCGGCCGTCCACGGGTCGGACGCGCTGGTGTTGGAGGCGGTCTCGACGGACACCGCGCCGGTGCCGTCCGGGCGCCGGTTGGCCTGAGCGTTCGCGTCCGCGCGAGTCTCGGTGCCGATGTACTGGGCGATGTCCCCGTCATAACCGACACCGAAATGCGACTCAAGCGCCGAGCTGTCCCGCCAGAACTCATACGTCCGCCGCGGCGTCCACGGGGCGACGATGCTGTGGAAGATGAGCTGCGTCGGCCGGATCGCGGGCTGCTGATCGCTCTCGGGCTGCAACTCCATCTTCACGGCGCCCGGATACCAAGCCATGTCACGGCTCCTCTACGGGATGGATCGCGAGTTTGAACTGCGCGTGCGTGACGTCCACTGGCCCGCTGGCGTTGTGCTTGACGAGCAGCCCGATCGGTACGTTTGGGTGCACGAACATCTCGTGTGATTTGTGTAGGTACTGGCCGCCCGGCGTCGGCTCTTCGTCCTCGGTAGCCGTCGAGTTGTAGCCCGTGGTCAAGTTGAGGGGATCGCGAACGAACCGGTCACGGACCTCGGTGTAGTTTCCAGACGCCCAATAGATCACCCCGGTCAGGGAACCCCACCCGTCCGCGGCGGGCCAGATCAGCCCCGACCTGGGATCCGTTCGCCAGTCTGTGATCGTGTACCCGTCGGGCTGCTGCATCTGGTGCATGCCCCACGCGTCATACGACTCGCCGCCGCCGAACGGAAAGCGGAGAAGGTGGTATTTGCCATCGGCTGGGATGGTCTGAGATTCAGGGCAGATCAGCGAGCAGATGCGGGCAGACACGACAAGGCCTCCGATCAGAGGGGCAAGACGGCGATACGGCGAGCGGAGAAAGTGCCCGTGCCCGAGCTGACCCGGTACTTCGCCGTGAACGTGTTGACACCAGGCGTCAGGCTGCCCGACTGGTGCAGCACAGTGGTGCCCGCCACCAAGCTGGCGCCCGCAGCCCCGAAAAAACCGATGCCGCGGTTGTCGGCCGCAGCTACGGCACCGGCCCCCGAAATGTCGTATCCCATGCGCGCGGAGCCGGTGCCGGAGTTGGAGAGGGTGCAGTGCACGATGACCACGGCGGAAACCCCGGTAGTGACCGTGACGGACGGGCCGGCGAGGGCGGGCGCGTCGAGGTCGGTGAAACTGGTGGAGGTGGTGGTGCCGGAAGCTACGTCGAGGGCGCCTTCGGGGACGCGTTCGATGATGCTGTTGGCGCCGTCGACGGCGAAGTAGCTGCCGGCGGTCGCTGCTTTCGCGGGTGCGGTTTCGTTCAAATTGTCTCTGACGAATTGGTTGAACTGGGCTGCGGTGTAGACGCTTCCGGCTACCGCTGTCATTGGTGCTGTCCAGGCGATGTGAATCAGCCCCCTTTAGAGCGGCATCACGATGATGCGGCGGTCAGCGAATGTGCCCTCACCCGACGAGACGCGGTATTTCATCGTGAACGTGTTCGACCCTGGGGTGAGGAGCAGGCCACCCGCATACAGCACCGCCGTGCCTGCGCCGACGCGGGTGTCTGGGGAGTTGAAGACGTTGATGGCCCGGTTGAGTGCGGGGGCGATCGATGAGGCGCCGGTCACCTCGACGCCGGCGTACGCGGATCCGAAGCCGTCGTTTTCGACCTGGCAGTGGGTGAGGACGAGCGCGTACGGCCCGGTGTCCACGGTTACGGACGGCCCGAAGGTGGCCAGGTCCGCGAATGCGCTGGACATGGTGGTTTCGGAGGTGAGGATGCCCGCCTGGTTCGGGGTGCGTTCGGCGATGCTGTTGACGCCGTCGGCCACGAAGTAGGAACCGGCCGAGGTGGCTTTCGCTGGCGAGGTTTCGTTGAGGTTGTCCCTCACGTATTGGTTGAACTGCGCGGCTGAAAAGATCGTATTTGCTACCGCTGTCATTGGCGCCGACCAGGCCATCAGGCCACCGCCCCGGTCGGTACGCCGTGTTCGGCGTTCTCTTCGCGCAGCTCGTCCACTGTCTGGCCGTGCGGGATGTTGCACTTGACGGCCTCGATGTGCCCGTCCGGATACCAGATGCGGGTTTGCGGGACGGGGCGCAGCATGAGGACGGCGGTGATGTCGGCCAGGTTGGAGGGCCATTCGATCGGCGCGGTGAGACGGCAGTTGGTGCAGTAGAACTCGCCCTTCTGCACGACGCGGGGTGAGCGGGGGTTGCGGGGGTTGGACAGGTCGTAGAGGTGCTCGGCGCCGCCGCAGTCGGGGCGTGGGCAGTCCGCTATCCAGTCGCCGCAGTAGACGCGGGCGCGTGCTGTGGGCGCGATCAGGTGGACCATGCGGTGACGGTAGAACCCACCCGCCGAAGATCATTCCGGGAGTGGTCAGGTACCGAACTGGCCCGTGTTGAACTGGCCCTGCACCGCGTGGTCGAAGATGAACACCGTCTCCGGATTGTCGGCCGCGGTCGGGTCGAACACGCCATCGTCGAAGCCGAGGCCCGCCACATCGAACGTGAACGGGTTCTCCGCCGGGTCCCCCAGCGTGCGTTCGCAGCCGAAGACCGCGTAGTGCACCGGGTCCTCGCAGGTGTCCTCGTCGACCATCATGCGGGTGAGGGTCTGCTCGATCCGCTCAATGTAGAAGTCCGCGTCCAGGCCGAGTTCGCCGTTGCGGATGGTGATCCGGTCCGACAGCGTGCGGGTGAGGATCTGCAACCAGTGCGCCATGTCGGACGACACGATCCGCAACTGCACCGTAGGGCGGCGTTCCGCATAGTGCGCCAGCAACAACTGCGTGATCGCGGCAGCATCGTTGGCGCTCACCCACGGCGGGTCTTCCTGATACGAACGGCGGGAGTGCCTCGCGATACTCACCGAGTCGTCCGCCGCCACCTGCACCGTGCGCGCCACAGGAACCGACCGGCCGCGCACTTGCAAGTGGGTGATGTTCAGGGTGCCGCCTGCCGCGGTGATGGTGATGGTCAGGGCCTGGCCGGAGCGGCGGGACAGCAGGGTGAGGGGGACGCCGCTGCCGGTGTAGACGATGTCGGTTCCATCGAGCAGGTCTTGGGCGTCACGGAACGGGTCGGATGCTTGGACGTCGACGGTGATGGACTGGCCGAGGGCGAGGCTGATGGTGTCGTCGGACTCCCACACCACAGTGAGGCCGGCGGCGGGGCGGCGTTCCTCGACGGCGAACACCACGCTGTTGATGATGTCGCGCCAGCCATGGACGTATTCGAACGGGGGGAGGTAAGAGAAGCCCGTCACCGCCGGGGAGTCGCATGTCACCTCCCGTGCAGCGAAGGCCGCTTGCGAGGTGATCGACGCATCCCGCAGCAGCCGGTGGTGCCGGTCCCGGAACACGAAGGTGCCGTCCGGGGCGACATACGCGATCGCTGGCGGGCCTTCCGAGTCGAGGAGTTCCGTGAGCGCGGTGAACGCGTCCTGGTTCTCCGCCCACCACCACGGCACGAACGTCCCGCCCAGGTCCAGATCCCGTGGTGCGGTCCAGCCGATCTGGTCGAGGATGATCCCGATCAGGGTTCCGGTGCGCTGCGCCTCGTACAGTTCGGTGGAGATGGTGGTGCCGCGCAGCAGCGACAGGTCATCCAGCGCGCTGATGTCCGCCGTCCGGTTGTCGCGGTCCGGGTGTACTTCGAAATCGTCGATGCGTCCGCGGATCAGCGGGTACAGGGTGTCGCCGGTGACGACTTCGACTTTGACCGGGGCTGCGGGTGCGATGTCGTTGACGATCGGCGAGTCAGGGTTCTCCGGGCTGTAGATGCGGTCGGCGTTGCACAGCCCGAAGGAGATACTGCCGACCATCGGCGGGGACAGCTGGCGGGCTTGGTCGCGTCCGTACTGGAAGGTGACCGCGCCGCGGCGCAGGACATCGGCGGTGACGTCATCATGGTCGTCGTCGAAGTCGCCGTCACTGTTCCAGTCGACCGCGACGGTGTACCCGTCGGGCAGCGTCGGCGTGATGTTGAAATCGTCGAACTCCGCGAACTCGCCGGTCGGGCCGCCGCCGGTGACGATCGGTGAGCAGTGCGCGAGGAGCTGCACTTGCAGGTCGTTCTCGCCGGTCCAGGACGGTGCCGTGTCGCTGTGCCGGGTTACCCATTCGCGGCCGTCCGCCGAGGTCTCCCAGTACACGGTTCCGGCGTCTTCGCGGATCCGCAGCCACGCGTGTTCGACCGGGTCGTAGGGGATGGTCTGGCCGCCCTCGTCGACGAAATCGACGTGGATGGTCATCAGCAGGATGTTGGTGACGGCGTCGACTTCGAAGACGATCTGTGTGCCGACGACATCGGAGACGATCAGCAGTTGCGAGTACGCCTCGCTGTTGCCGCCACCGTCGGGCGGGAACATTCGCACAAAGGTGTGCGAGCCCTCCAGTTTGTAGAGGGCGTCCGATGCGTACGCCGCGAAGCCGGTATCGCACGGCACGCGGGCCCGGCCGCCGGTCTCGGTCGGGAGGCCGCCGGGTCCGGTGTTGTAGTTGTCCGGCCACTTCGCCGCGTCGACCGTGTTGTCGTCGAAGTCGTCGGTCAGGTCGGCGAACACCGCGGTCGACGGGGTGATGTTGAAGTTGTCGAACTCAGCGACATCATCAACACCGCCGTCCCGGTGCGCGATCAGCTGAACTTGCAGGTCGACGTCCGCCACCCACGCCGGGGAGGAAGCGGTACGGCGGGTGGTCCAGGTGATGCCGTCCGCGCTGGTCTCCCAGTGCAGGTCCCCGCCGGCCTCCCTGATCCGCAGCCACGCATGCGCGACCGGGTCGTAGGGCAGGCTGGTGAATCCGGGGTCGAAGAACCCGGTCCGTACCGCCATGCCGAGGACGCCGGTCGCGGCGTTCACTTCGATGATGGCGTCGGTGCCGGCGGTGGTGGAGGTGACCAGCAGTTGCGCCCACGCTTCGGCTGCCGCGCCGCCCGCTGCGGGCGGGAACAGTTGGCAGCGCGCCTCCGACTCTTCGAGAGTCCACTCCTCGGCGGTTGCGTACGCGTTGAACCCGGTGTCGCAGGCGACCCGTGCACGTCCGCCGGTTTCGCTGAACGTGCCGTACGAGTCGGGCCACTTCGTGGGGTCTACGACGTTGTCGTTGAAGGTGTCCCGCAGCGTGCCGATCAACGCCATGTCAGGCACCCCTCGCTACGGGGAGGCGGTTGGTGCGGTTCAGGCGGTCCATGGATTTCGCCAGCCAGTTGTCGAGCTCCATCTGGGAGCCGATCACGCCGTCGTTGTGGAGGTGCAGGTGGAGTTCGCCGACTGTGCTTGGCGCTGTGCCGGAGGATCCTGCGGAGCGCCGTGGGCCGGTCATGGAGTTGAGTTGGTCGAACAGGCCGACGCCGTAGTGGTCCACGGCGGCGGAGCGGATCATGTACTCGCCGTTGGAGGCGAGGATGGGTACCGAGTCTGAGGTGCCTGTGCCGCGTCCTTGGATGAGGCCGCCGCTCGCGTACTTTCCGTAGCGGCCGTAGGCGCCGAAGTTTCCCCAGTCGCCGAAGTTGCGGCCGTACGGGTTGCCCTTCCAGATTTGCGCGATCATGTCGTGGAACCGCGACACGTTGCCGGACATGCCCTTGAACGTCATGTCCTCGAAGACGGCCTTCCCCGACTTCACCGCCTTCTTGATCTCGGCGACCGCATCCCAGAACCCGTCAGCGACCTTCATCTGCTGTGCCTGGAAGTTGCGGGACATGCCCTGGAAGGAAACGTCCTCGAACAGTTGGCTGCCGCGCTTACGCCACCGCCCGGAGTCGACCAGCTTCTGCAGCTCGGACACGGCTGCCCCGTACCCGCCCTTCGCCTTGCTGCCGCTCGAACGACGCCCGCGCGACGCCGCCCCGGCGGTCACGCTCGCCGCCGCGCTGAGTTTCTTGGCCGCCGCTGCGACCTTCGGGCCCGACGCCCTCAGCCCGTCGATGAGGCCCTGCCCGGTCTGGCGGCCGATCTCCGCGAACACCTTCGACGGGCTGCTGATGCCCAGAAGGTTCTTCGCGCTGCTGACGGCGCTGCCGACGACGCCCTTGGCGGCGGACACCAGCGATCCTGCCATGCTGCGGATGCCGCTGATCATGCCGCGGATCAGGTCGCGGCCTGCGCCGACAAGGAGACCGCCGATAGCGCCGAGCGCGCCCCGGATCCGGCCGGGGATACCGCGGACGACACCGACCGCGCTGGCCGCCCCGCTGGAGATTGCGGACCGGAAGCGAGCGAACGCGGACCTGGCCAGCGCCGCGATCAGTCCGCCAAGGGAAGCAAGCGCACCACGGATCCGGCCCGGGACGCCGCGCACGAAACTGACCGCGGATGCAGCGCCCGACACGATGGCCGACCGGAAACGGGACAGTGCGATTACGCCGATGCGGAGCAGGCCTCCCGCCAGAGAGGCCAGCGCGGAGAAAGCACGTCCAGGGAGCGCGCGGAAAACGCCGATGATCGCGCCGAGGATGCTGCGGACAACGGCGGCCATGTTGGACACGGTCGTGGCAATGTGCCGCCCGACCCCGGTGAACAGGGCTTTCAGCGCGTTCCAGGCGCCGGAGAAATCACCGCGCAGGAGCGCGGTCACGACGCGCAGGGCAGGCACGACGATGTTGTTGATGACGCTCGCCAGCTGCCCGGCGAGGATCGACGCCAACTGTCCGACCAGGGCGATGATCGGCGTCAGGACCGGCAACATCACCCGCAGATACGACCCGATCAACTGGCCGAGGACCGCCAACAGCGGGGCGACCGCGACGAGGATCTGCCCGAAGGACTGCCCGAGCGAGGTGAGCGCCGGCGTCAGCGCCACCAGCAACTGGGACACGACCGGGAGGATCTGGCTGGTGAGCTGTGTGAACGTCGCAATCAACGGCGCCATGATCGTCGGTAGCTGGGCGATGATCGGCGCGAGCACAGCAGTCAGGATCTGACCCAACTGCTGCACGATCGGCGCCGCACCAGCCCAGGCCTGCGCGATCGCATTAATGACTGGCACCAAAGGCGGCAGCAGACTGGCGACCAGGTTGCCGATCACGGGCAGCAGCGGGGAGAAGGCGTCGACGAGGACGCCGACGGCGGTCGCCGCGGCGCCGAGGACGGGGCCGAGTGCGGTGATGATCGGCGACAGGGCCGTGCCGAGGCTGGTGATCAGCCGCTCTACCGGTGGCCCCAGCGCGGTGAAAATGGGGCCGATCGCGGCGAGCGCCTGACCCAGCAGCGGGCCCACCGTACGCGCCAGCGTGCCCATCACCTGCGCCACAGCGCCGATCGCGTCCTGGAAGCCTTGCGTTCCCGTCGCGTCCCGCAGGGCGCCGGTGATCTCCTTCAGGACACCGACCAGTCCTCCGCCCGCATCCTGTACGGGCGCCATGATGTTGCCGAGCGTGGCGAAGATGTTGGCGCCGACGGTGCCCAGATCCTTCAGCACGTCGATGGCCGTGTTCACCGCGCGTTCCAGCGCCCCCGACTCAAACGCCTTACCGAGGCGCTCACCGATCCCCGAAGCCGCACGGCCGGCCGCCGCAGTGATCCGGTCGAAAGCGGGGGCGCCCGCAGCGGCGAGTTGCCCGAGCGCCGTGACGACCTGACCGGGAACCCTCCGAAGATTCAACAAGCCCTTGTTCGCGCCCGCCATCGCCTGGCCGAGGGTGCCGTTCGTAGCCAGTCGACGGGCCGCGACCGACACCCCGAGCGCCATCCCGTTCAGGGTGGTCGCGGTCTGGTTCAAGTTCGTGCGCAGCACCGGCAGCACCGCAGTGCCCAAGCGCTCCAGCTCGCCGCCGAAGTTCGCGAACAGCCGGTTCTGCACACCCTGCTGCAGAGCCTGCAGGGCAGGCTGCGCGTCACGTACCGCCAGCGCGAACGTGCGGGCATTCGGCGCCAGCTTCTCCAACGCCTCGGAGAACTCGGCCGCTTTGCTCGGGTCGAGGGCCGCACTGATCGCGTCGTCCATGCCGACCATGCCGAGCTTCACCACAGCCGAGGCCTGCTGAATGGCGAGCATTCCGGTGACGGCGACCGCGCCGGCGGGGGCAATGTTCTGCAGGGTGGTGACGATGCCGGCGAGGAGGGGTGCGGAGGTTCCTGCTGCGGCGCCGAGTCCGGCGACGCCGATGCCGACGCGGCCGAGGACGCCGCCGACGGTGCCTGCGACGCTGGCGAGGCTGCGCAGGGAGAGCCCGAATCGGTTGCTGCCTCCGGCCGCGTTGGTCAGCGACCGGTTGATGAGCGCCGACTCGGAGACGAACCGGCCGCGCAGGTCGCGGAGTTGTCCGTTGGCGTCGCGGGAGAACCGCTGCAACGCCCGCATCGCCGGGTCGGTGTCACCGTCGATCCGGATCGTTGCGTTGCCGACGAGGCCGTCACCAGCGGGGGTGCTCATGTGAGGTTCACCCCCATGGACTTGAGGAAGTCTTGGGAGGCGTCTTCAGCGCCGCTCCACCACCAGGGAGACCACGGGGTACCGGGTTCGGGCTCGTGTGCTTCGTGGCCTGGGGTTTCCCATGCGGGCACGCCGAGTTGCCCGTCGAACCGCTTCCGGGCGGCTTCCGGGGTTTGGCCTTCGCGGACGTTGAGGCGCTGGACCATTTCGGCGTAGATCAGGTTCAGGAAGCGGTCGGCTGGAAGGTCGCCGGGATCGACGCCTGCGGCTGCGCAGCGTCCGTCGAGCTCGTGCCAGATGCCGGGCTGGGAAGCCCAGGCGACGAGGGCGAGGACGGCTCCGTAGGGCGTAGCCCGTACTGCTCCAGAAGCCAGGTGATGACGTCGGAGGCCTGCTCCAGTTCGATCGGGCGTTCCAGGTCGTCGAGGCGCTTTTGGAACAGTGCGTTGGACTCGGGCAGGAGGACCATGCCGAGGGCGTCGGTGATGGCGCGCATGGCTTTGTCGGGTGCGCTCTTCTCGATGTCGTTGAAGAGGGCGGCGAAGCGTGCGAGGACCATGCCGGGGACGGCGGTGGCGGCTTCGAAGGTGTCGCCGTCGATGCGGAAGATGTGCCGCTCGCGTTTGCGGCTGAAGTCCTTGACGGGGATGGCTTCGGCGGGGGTGAGTTCGGTCATGGTCGGAAGGTAGGTTCCACCCCGCCATGATCATTCCGGAGTGTTAGAGAGCCGCGCGCAACGCGTCACGCAGCCAGTTATTAGGTTTGGTGCCCGGATGCATGGCGTACTTCGCGTACACGACCCGGCCGCCCACCGTGAACCGGAGGACGCCCCCTCGCCTGCGCGGTTCGATGCGGTGCGGGCGCGTGCCGTACAGGACGTAAAGGGTCGCGGGGTGCCGGGAGTTGATGACTCCTCGGAAGTCGCCGCCCGGTCCGCGTTGGATCTGCGAGGTGATGTTGCTGCCCTGGCCCATGCTGCCGGGTGCGCGCCTGCGGGCTTCGGCTTCCACGCGGCGTACGCGGCGTTCCATGTTGCGGTGCACCATGCCGCCCGGCAGGCGCAGCATGCGTTCGATCCGGCCCCGGTCGAGGTTGAAGCTTGAACTGACGGTGAACATGGTCAGTTCCTCGGCAGCGAGACGATGGCGCGGAGTTCGTTGCCGACGCAGCCACCCGACGGGCCCTGCGGCGTGAGCGGCCTCAGGACGAAGTCGGAGATCTCGCGGTCCTGGTTCATCTGGCACAGCTTCACCGACACCGCCTTCAGCATCTCGTACGCGTCACGGAGAACCTCCTGCGCGGACGCGTCCAGCTCGGCCGTGGTCGGCGCCGTCATCGGATCATCCGGGTTCGGCGCGCAGCGGACGACTTGGATGACGACCTCAGCCGCTTCCCACGGCGCGTCGCAGGCGTTGCCGACACGGCGGGAGAGCGGTTCGGGGAACGTCTCGGTGAGGTAGATGGTGCCGACGGACACGGCCAACAGTCCGCAGTCGCACTCATCCCACGCGATCGCACCCGGCACCACGGAGTGGCGGTCGGGCTTGGTGGTGAGCTCGGCGTACACCGCCTGCTCCAAAGTGGACGCGACCGTGTACCACTTCAACGGGCCCGAGATCATCGCCATCAGGTGCCCGCCCGTCGAACGGTCGGCCGGTCAACGGAGTACACCCGCGACCGCTGTCTGAGCCCGTACGGGTTCCATGTCGTCACGAACATGTCGACGAGGTACAGACCGGTGCGGCCCTGCCGGAACAGCTCGCCGACGTCGGGATAGCTGATGGTCACGCCCTGCCTGACGAGTTGCTGAAGCCCGGCAGGGAGCTTGCAGTCTCCACCCGCAGCAGCCTTCGCGATCTCACACGCCAACTGCCCCACAGCCAAAGAGGCGCCCTCAGGCAGGCTCTCGCCGTACGTGGCCGTCACCGACCATGTCCCCACCTCAGTGTCGTCCAAGGTCAGGTCATTGCAGCGCGGCCACTGACCGCCATCCGTCCGCACCAGCAGCCGGTTGTTGTCCACCCGGTACGCGCCCGTCACCAAAGGTGTGCCGTCGATCTTCACCTCAACGATCGTGTGCACCGGAGCCGGAAGCCGCACCTCCGACACCGGCGTACACGAGCAGTCCCCCGCACACGACCCGCACGTCAGGTTGAACCACAGGCCGCCAATCAGCGCAGGCTGCGGATAGTACGACGCGGCCCACGGCGGCCCGAAGTCGTCGTAGAACGATCCGGTCTGGCACTCGCGACGGCACGGCCGCAGGGTGACCTGGCACGTCCCGAACCGCATGCCAGTCAAAGCCCACAACGTCTCGGTGGCCATGCTGACGGCGACGCCGGTGACGGCTGGATTCAGTGTGTCGAGGTCGCAGGTCCAGGTGACGGGCCAGTCCGCGCACGGCCCGCTGATCCCGCCTGTCCCAGAGGGCGTGCTCAAGATGGGGTTGATGACCGGCATAGAAGCCTCCTCAGCCCGGCATGAGCGCGAGGAGCGCCCCGTAGATCCGGCGCGACAGGTAGATGTGCCCGGCGTCGGTCGGGTGGGTGTTGTCCCCGCCGATGTAGGTGCTGGCGTTCTGTGCGGTGATCCATGGGCCGTGCGTGGCCACCAGGGTGCCGCTCGCGTCGTAGATGCTGCCAGTGACGGGGGAGATGAACGGCAGCCCGGCAGACGCGGCGGCGGTACGCAGCGTCGCGTCGGTGTTCGTGATCCCGGACCCCGGGGATCCGGACGGCGACCAGCAGCCGATCACGTACACCTGCGTGTCGGGCAGTCCTGCGTCGATGGCCGCGTACACAGCATCGGCCGCCGTACCGATCGCAGCCTGCGACCCGCCGGAATCGTTGAACCCGCCCCACACGATGACCCGGTCCGGGGCATAGGCCACGATGTCGGAAGCCACCCGGTCCCCGAATGTCGCGAACGACCCGGAGGTGATGTAGCCGGTGCCGCCGCGGGCCTGGTCCCACACGTCGGTGCAGCCCAGCAGCCGGCCGGTGCGCTGGAGCCATGTGCCCTGGCCGAAGCCCGTGTTCTGGGAGCTGCCGTCGGTGAGGGAGTCTCCGAGGACGGCCAGGCGCCCGCCGATGCCGGTGGGCTGCCACATCGTCGCGGACGGCGGCAGGTATACGCCGCGGAACGGCATGGTGGTGAAGTCGATGCGAATGCGGCGCGGGCCTGTGCTGCCGAGGTCTACGAGCAGCATGTGGGATGAGCCGGCGGTGATTCCGCCGGAGGACTGCATCAGGTCGGTGACGGGGCGTCCGTCGATGGACAGCCGGTACATCGTGGCTGCGCTGATGTATTTGAAGCCGACCTCGAACTCGGCCGCGTCGGTCCAGAATTCAACAGTCCAGTTCGACTGCCCGCTGCTGTAGGTGTTCGGGTACCGGGACGTCGGCAGGTAGTAGTTGGTGTCCGGAAAGGTGGCGCCGAACTCGAAGTCGTCTGCGCCCAGGTACAGGAACGGTCCGGTGGCCGGGGCGTAGGTGATGGCTCCGCTGATGGTGGGTGTGGCTGACTGGGTGGTGCTGGTGGTGGGTGTGGTGCCGGTGTAGAGGGTGTCGGCGAGGGCGGGGTCTGGCATGTCGCGGCGGCGCCATGCTGCGGCCTCGTCGGCTGCTACGACGTCTGCGTACGCCCGGTCGCCGTGCGGATCAACCGCAGCGCTGTGGGCGGCGACAGCTGTGGTGATGTCTTCCTGCGTTGCCGCCTGCGCTGCCGCGCCCACTGCGATCTCGAACGATTCGGAGTCGATGTGAACCCAGTAGCGGCCCTCCTCGGCGTAGAACGTCAAACGCCCCGCCGTGGTGGTGTTGAGCGGGTTCGCCAGCGGCACCGTGCCGCCGGCGTCTGCCCACAGGACGGCGAAGGTGTTCGTTGAGTAGTTGAACACCCTCGCCGGAACGTTCGCCGCAACCGTGCCTGACGGTGTCCAGTAGAGCTCGCTGTACTGGGCCAGCGCCATGGCTCCCCCTTCGGGGCGGGTCAGGTTATGCGGCGAGCGTCGTCGGGTCGCACGCCGCAGTCGGCGGCGCCGTCGTAGTCACGTTCCAGATCCAATGCTCGTCGGTGAACACGCTCTCGCCTGCGGGGAGCCAGTCAGCGCCAACGAGGGTGTCCCACGTGGCGCCAGCACCGCGCGTCTCTGAGGTGATCTCCAGGGCAGAGCGGCCGTTCTCGATCGGATAGGAGCCGATCTGGGTGGCGCCCACGTTGGGGAACGCGTTGTAGATGTACCGCTGGGCCCCCGACGCGTCACACGCCCCGGACCCGGCGACCTCCTGCCACACCTCCAGCGAGAACCGGTTGGTCGGGTTTCCCTCAGCCACGGCGAACCCAGTACCCGTGGTGGGTGACCCGGAGATGAGCTCGCGGGCGCTCATGACGAACGACATTCCAGAGACGTTGATCTCGCACATCTGAATGGTCAGCGCGAACCTCTTCAGCGTTGGGTCGTCTTTCTGGTTCACGCACGGCGTGCCGTCCGCGGTCCGCTCGAAGAACTCTTCGCCGTCCTCGTAGTCGGGCTCCATCTCGACCGACACGAAACCCTTGGTGACGACGACCATGCCGCCCTCACCCGTCACCGGGACACCACACGCGTCGAGTTCGATGATCCGAAGGTGCGTGCCCTTGATAGGAGTCGCGCACGTGGAGACTGTGGCCATGGTGTTCTGCTCCTACTCGGTGGGCACGCCCAGGACGATGTGCGCGGCCAGATGGCAGCACTCGAAACCGATCAGATAGTTCCGCTCCGCCAGCATCTGCAGAGTGTTGGCGGAGCGGTTCAGGGAGTCGCGGACCTGGGAGACGTACACGTCGGACCGGTAACCCCACGCGGCACCAGTGGCGTAGATCCACGTCGTACCCGCGGCCGGCGCTGACCCGTCGGGGCCGCTGCCGGTGTAGCCGCCTCCGGCCACGATCCGGTTCCCGGCGAGCGTGTACAGCACCCCGTCGCGGACCTCGACGAGGTTCCAGGCGGCCAGCGTCGGCAGCGCAGTGCGTGGCACGTGGATGAGGCCCTGCCCGGCGTAGCACCCGGCGAGTTCCTGCTCCAGCGCGCCGAGCGCGTACGCGGCGTCCGCTCCGGTGACGACCGGCGAGGCGACGGTCTGGAGAACGATGTCGCCGTCCAGCACCTCAGTGTCGGCGGCGAGGTGCGGGAAGACGACGGGTTGCCCTCCGGCGGCGCCGGTCCAGAACGCGGTCTCCACCTGCTGCTGTTCGACGCGGGCGAGCGCGTCCTGCGCGGAGGACTGTGCGTCGCCGAGCCCGACCGGTGAGCAATCGAAGCGGGCGTACACCGTGAACGGGAGCGCGCCGCGGTTGGTCTGCTCGACGTTGGCGGTCTTGGGCTCGGGCTCGGGCTCGGGGGGCGCGCCGGTGCCGGTGACCGAGAGGCACTCGTCGTACGTCGTGTCGCCGGTCGGGCAGCGCTCGGGCCAGGTGACGCCCTGCTGCCAGTGCACGCCGTCGGGGCTGGGGGTCTGGATGGTGTCCCACAGCCCATACGGGAGGGTGGTGAACACTGCTGGCAGGTCGATCAGTTGGCGCGCGGCCATCAGCGCTCACCACCCTTCCTCAGCTTGTGTCACGGTCAGCGTCAGACGCGGACGGTGCCGGACAGCAGCGCCGACGTGGCACCGTTGACGTTGAAGCCGACCGTGTACCGGCGGGACTCGTGGCCGACGCGGGCGATGAGGTGGGCTTCCTCGCTCCACGCGGCGGTGTGGTCGTTGGTTTCGTTCAGGACGGAGTCGCGGATGACACCGAGGTCGAGGCTCATGCCCTGCCCGTGGATGAAGGTGCCTGCGGCGTAGATGAGGAAGTCCGCGGTCGTCGACCACGCCGTCATCGGTGTCGCGTTGCCGAACTGGCCAGCGCCACGGACCTGCCAGTCGTTGACCCACTGCACGGCGACGTTGCGGGCGGTGAAATACCGGTTGACCTCCGACAGCGGAATGTCACCCAGCTCGACGCCCGCCTTCCACGCGAGGTCGGCCTGGATGACGTCGCGCACCCAGTACGGGAGCACCACTTCGAGGACGTCGTCGATGCACATGCCGTAGCGGGCCCGGTAGTCCGTCGCGGCCAGCCCCACCGCGTTGTAGATCCGTGGTGCGGCCGCGTCGGTGATGGCGCCTCCGGTGATGGTGATGGCAGCGGTGGAGCGGGCCAGCATGAGCGCGATCAGGCGGGCGTTCACGATGCGCGCGTGCGCCGACATCAGCAACTGGAGCGTGTTCTGCGTCGCCTCCGGGTAGGCCTCGTCGGTGAGGTTGCCCGCGGTCAGGCAGTATCCGTACGCCTCCAGCCGTTCCTCGTCGAAGTCCGGGCAGGGCACCCGGATGCACGGCTTGGTCGGTGAACCGGTGGCGGCCGCGATGTCGTCGGCCTCGCTCCACAGGAACGGCGTGCTCTCGTTGGAGAAGGTGGCCGCGAACCCGGCGAAGGCGGTGCCTCCGGCCAGGGCGTCGGCGAGGCTCGGGGAGACGGGGAACTCGATGCCGCCGCGGGTGACGCCGAAGGTCGGCAGGTCGATCATGCCGGATTCGCAGGCGATGTTGAAGAAGTCGTACCTGGTCTGGCTGGGGGCGCACCAACCTCCACCGGCGACGAGCGCGGCCTGCTTGTCGGGGCTAGTCAGGAACGAGATGAGGTCCTTCATCTCGCCGCGCTTGGTGCGGTTGTCCACGGTGTGCCCGTGCTCGAACTCGTTGCGGACGGATGCAACGAGCTGCTCGCTGGGGGCGCCCTGGGTGACGGGCATGCTCTTGGCCTTGCGGGACGTCACGTCTGCGAGCGCGGCCAGGCTGGTGAGTCCTTCGCCGCGGGCGACGCCGGGGATGTCCACGCTCGCGGTGACGGCGAGGCGCTGTTCGGGGACGTTGGGCTTCGGCGCATGCTGCGCGGTCTCTGCCAGGGAGGCAGTGGCGCGGCGGGCGACTTCCTCGGGGCGGACGGAGCCGCCGCGGCGGTCCATCATGAGGGTGGCCATGCCGGCCGTGACGCCGCGTGCGGCAGCGGCAGCGATCGCCTCGACGTCGACCTGCGGAGCGGGCTGCTCGGCGGCTACTGCTGCGGTGCCCCCGTGGACGCGGGCCTGGAGCTGGGAGAGCTGGTCGGCGACGCGGGACTGCTGCATGGCGGCCTGCTGCTCGGCGCGGACCTCGCGGACGCGGAGCTCGGCGCGAATGCGGTCGAGATCTTCCGTGACGCGCAGCGCGTACTGGAGCGCCTGGTCGTCGACGTCGTCGAGGGCGTGGACGCGGTCGAACTCGGCGGTGCCTCGGGCTTCGAGTTCGGTGAGGTCGGCGTCGGACGCGAGGGTGAGATCGGACGGGGCGCTAAAGAGCTCTTCGGCTGCCACGTTGTCCTCCGTTGCGAAGAGGGTTGTGCGCCCGTCGTGTTGGCGCCCTTTCGCCGGAGGTTAGCGCATAGCACACGCACCGGCAAAGAGTCAATTACCTTTGCCGGTGCGCTAAACGTAAAGGTCAGGAGCTTGGCGGGGGCGGCGGAGGAGGCGCCGGACGACGCCTCTTATTGCAACTGCACACGATCCATTCACCCCCTTCCAGGGTGGACACGACGCGACAGCATCCGCATCACAATCCGCACCGCATGACGCTCCGTCTCCTCCGGCGACAGACCGAACGCCACCGTCGGACGACCCGCCGCCACCAGCGCCTGAACCTGACCACCCGCCACCCGCGCCCGCATCTTCGGCACCGGGAAACCAGGCACGTTCACCGCGAGGAGACCGACAAGCCGCAACTGGCCGCCGATCCGCCGCCAGTCACCCGACACCTGGCCCGCGGCCTGGAGCTCATACACACGCAGCGGGTCCGCGCCCGGCCGCACCGCGCCCGCCACCCAGATGCCATGCTGGTCGTTGCCCACACTCACATCAGCGACGGCCGCGCCCGTGTTGTCGTAGTGCTCCGCCGCCGGGTTCGCTCCCAGATGCGTGTCGGCATGGCCAGTACCGACCGTGATCTGACCGACCGCCACACGGCCACCGTCCGCGCACACGATCTCCCCGGTGCGGTAGTACGGGTGCTCGTCCTCGTGTGGCGCCTGGACGCATACCCCGTCGTACCCGATGTGGCACACACCCCACTGCGCGGCGTGCCCGTAGATCCGGCCGTCGTCCGTGACCGTGATCGGCGTGGGCAGCGACAGCTTCGGATCCGAGAACCAGGCGGCAGGCGGCTTCCACACCCCACCCGACGCAGCAACCGCGCGCAGCGCACGGACCGGCTCCGGCTCCTGACCGGCCACGGTCTGGATGGCGGCCTCACCGACGGGCTGCCCGCCGGCCACGATCGCGCCGGCCTCGTCGAGGAGCGCGACGTACGCCTCGGCGAACGCCGGGATGTCCACCAGCGTGGCGGCGCGGATGCGTCCGCCGTGGAAGATGACTTTCTCGGGCTGGGCGAAGAGCATCTCGAAGAGGTCGCCCTCGTCGTCCATGCCCTCGTTGACGTCTTCGGGGAAGACGTACTCGACGTCGGCGTCCGCGATGGAGTCGGCGTCGATGCTGACGCCGCGGATGAACTCGCCTTTGATCATGTCGTGGACGCGCTGCCCGTCCGCCTCGGCGAGGTTGAGAACTCCGGCGCCCATGATCTTGTTGTCGTCGCGCCACACCTTGTCGATGCGGCCGACGTTGACGGCGACGGTGTGGGGTTCCCCGCCGTGGGAGTCTTCCTTGTTCCACCTCAATGGGATGGGGAGGTCTGCCCACTGCAGGGCGCCTTCGGCGAACTCGCGGCCGTCGCCGGTGACGATGCCTTCGACGGCGAGGACGCCTTCCCACGGGGCGGTGTCGCCCGTGTAGTCCATGTCGTCGTCGGGCTTGTCGTCGTCTTCGGCGTACAGCGCGGCCTGCTGTTCCAGGGCTGCGGCTTCGGTTTCGTGGCAGCCCATGAGTTCGCCGTCGCCTTCCTTGATGACGGCCCATGGGGTGTCGGCACCGCAGTCTGGGTGCCCCTGCTCGATGCGGTACGGCACGGTGCCGCCTCCTTCATGGATGTTGGGCGGCATTGTGTCCGCGGAAGCCGCCAAGATCATTCCGGCGGCTGCTGCCTGCTCGTCCGCCTGCGGCCACACCGTGACGAGCGTGCCCCGGCATCGGGAGCCGCCGAGGCAGCCCGTGTAGCCGCCGGACGGGTATGCGGTGCGGGCGTCGGGAAGGGTGGTGTAGCGGGTGCCGTCGATCTCGCGGCAGGGCTTGCAGGTGTTCTTGCTGTCGAGGATCTCCGTGGCTACGTACTCGGCCGGGGGCGCGACCGCGAGGACTGCCATGCGGCCCTCGTTCTGCGCGGCACTCATCGCCGCACCCACCTGCTCCTCAACTGCCGCACCGGACAGGCCCGCGAGGTGCTCGTCGACCTGCGCGGCCACCTGCTCCGCCGAACCCGAACCCCACACCCGCATCGCCTGCCGCACTGCGGACTGCACCAGCCCAACACCCAGGTAGCGGGCTGTCGTCCGGCCGACCTGGCGCAGCCGGTCACGGATCGCCGCAGCCGTCAGCGCCTCGTCGTCGAGGGACCACTCCGGGACGTCGACGCCCTGCGCTTCGGCCTCCGCCTGCTGCTGCTCGCCTGCCTCCCGCGCGTACGCGATCATGCGGGCGATCAGGAGACGCGAGCCGTCGTCGGTGTCCACGGTGAGCCCGTCGAGGCGGTCCAAGTCGTCGGCCTCGGCGGCGGCTTGGATGCTGGCGGTGACCTCGGCGCGCATCGCCTCCTGCGCGCTGGCCCACGCCTCGACCGTGGCATCGACGGCCTCGTGCCAGGCCTTGTCTATCTGCGCGAAGTCGGCGCGGCTCGCGAGTTCGAGTTCCGTGGGCTGACGGCGCAGCGGACCAGCCGCCGCGGTCATGCTCTCGCCGAGCGGGATGTCCGTGTGCTCCCCGGCGAACGCCACCCGGATGCGGTCGAAGGTGACCGGTCCGAGGCGCTCCTCCAACGCGATGACGAGATCCAACTCGTCGGAGTACGCGGCACAGATATGCGGCTGCCACGGCGAATGCTGCACGGGCATGTCTGCGAACAGACCACTCTGCAGCAGCCCCTCGGCCGCCACGGTCCGCCCGTCCTCCAGCCGTGGAGCATCAGGGCCAGCATCCCGGTCATCGCCGACCGACCACACCCACGACGGCGAGTCAGACCCCGCGTTCCAGTGAGCGGCACCGAAGACCCGAGCAGAGATCGGACCGCCAGCGAGGTGCGTCGCCTGCTTGATGGCCTCGACGAGCGCAGCCCGCTGCTCTTCGCTGAAGTCGGCGCCGTCGTCGCCGAGGAAGTACAGCGTCAAGTGCAGCTGATCCGCGGCCTCGCCGCCCTCGATCGCCAGCCGCTCCGCATCCTCGAGCGTGGGCATCAGCGCAATCATCGCGCCCGACGTGTGCGAGCCGTCAGCGGCGGCCGTGAGCGAACCCATTGGAACTCCGAGGGGAGACGGTGGTCAGAAAACCCGTGGTGTCCAGATGCGGGGACAGCCGGCCGATCGTGAGCTGCCCGAACGCGGACAGCCGCGCCTCGTACACGCCCGACGTGCCCGGCCGAGGGAGCGTCGCCAGCTTGGCCGCCGCGTGCGTGAACGGGCAGGAGTAGGCGTGCGAGGAACACAGCGCCGGGTGCAGCAGGTCCGGCGGACGGCCAGCAGCGAACCTGACTGCGTGGAGGGCTTTCGCCTGTTGGGCCATGCGTTCGGAGCGTGCGTCGGCCGCTGCCTGCCGTGCCGCCTCGTTCGTTGGTGGTGGTTCGCTGCGGGTGTCGGGCGGTGTCCGGTCCTCGGGTGGAGGTTCCGGATCGGCGGGAGCGCGGGGCGTCGTGTCGGTGGTTTGGGTGACCTCGTTGGCTTGGCCGGTGAGTTGTGAGAGGGCGCTGGCTGCTGCGGTCGGCAGGCTCTTGATGATGACTTTGAGGCCCTGGTCGTGGAGCTCGTCGCCCTCGGGCCGGTCGTCCTCGTTGAACCCGGTTTCGCGGCGGAGTGCTGCGCCGTTGATCTCCAGCCGGTCGTACAGCTGGATGGCGTCGTCGGAGCGGTCCGGGCGCAGCGTCAGCTCGGACAGGTCGTACCAGACGACCCACTGCGCGAAGTCCTCCACGCCGGACGCCTTCAGCCGGGGCTGGAGGTAGCCAGTGGTGAGGGCCTGGCAGATCAGTTCGGCTTCGGGCGCGATGTTGGTCTTGACCGCGGACTCTTCCAACATCCACTGGCCCCAGTGGTTGACGTCGCCCATACCGAGGAGGACTTCGGCAGGAAGGTTGAGCTGGGTGGCGAGACGCTTGATCGCGGAGTCACGCTTCTCCAGGATCTTCTCGTCGAGCTTCATCGTGAAGTCGAGGTGCTGGAACTTGCCGATCAGTTCTTCCGGAACCTTGATCGGGATAGGCACAGTTGCCGCCGCGGTGCCCGGCGTGCGGATGGCTTCGGCGGCGATCTCGATCCACTCGGCCATGAACGGATCCGGGGCGTCGGCGAACTCCTCCCGCACGGGGAAGGTGACCTCGGACGGCACGAACCACACGCCTGCGGAGGCGAGCCTGCTGAGGTACTGGCTGACGATGTGCCGGTTCACCAGCTCCAGCTCGCGCATCGTGGAGCGGGCCGCGCGGGCTGGGGAGTCGGCCATGTAGTGGTAGCGCTTGTGCGGGCGCCACACGCGAGTCACCAGCGAGTTGGAGCCGAGCGGGCGCCACTGCGCGCCGCCGTTCGCCGAGTTCTCGTCGATGACTTCGTAGTGGCCGCGGGCGGCGCGGACTTCGTCGGTGGAGCGGACCGCCCATTGCTCGACGCCGTTGATGGTCTCGCCGACCAAATAGCCTTCGCCGGGGACGGCGAGTTGGGTGGCCATGGCTGACATGAGTTGTGCTTGTGCGGCGACGCCTCCGCCGAGGGTGGTCATGAGGTCGACGGCTGCCCCGGCTGTTGCGCGTACGGGTTCGTCTTCGCCGGGTTCGATTTTCGCGGCGTAGACGCGTACGCGGGAGAGCATGGCGCTGATCCACTCGACGGCGTATCGGAGTTCGCCGAGGTCGTTGTAGAACTGCCAGGCTTCTTGTTGCCAGGTGTCGGTGTTGCGGATGAGTTCGGTTCTGGGGCTGGTGACGGGGGCTGCGGCTGCGGTGATTGCGTTGGGTTGGTCGGGGGTGTGCGGCTTGGGCGCGGGCATGGGGCCGCGACGCGTAAAGGCGTGGTACCAGGCCATTTGTCGGCTCCCGCTGCTCCCGTGGATGGGGTCTGCGGGTGACGGTAGGCACTAGCCGGTGAAGATCATTCCGGGCGGGGAGTGGAGAGCCAGGGGAGCCGCCTGCGGAACGCCCGAACGTAGACGGCTCCCCACCCCACCACAAGAGCCCGGGGGGAACCGGCCCTCACGCGTGACGATCCCACAGGAATCGTCACGCCCATTCCTGTGCCGCGATCAACGCCCCGGCCGCCCACACCGCAGGCCACACCAGCAACGGCACCGGCAGCCCGACCGTGGCCCACGTCCCGGCCGTCACCGCGAGCGCGACCCAGCCCGAGCAGCACCACGGGCACGAGATCAACTCGGCCAGCCAGAACGGCGACCGCTTCCACCGACGGGCGTAGATGAACAACTCACCCTCGACGAGCCGGAACATCCCCAGGCCCGGTACCGACTTGAGCGTGTGCTCCTCAACCTCGCCGGTCGGAAACAGCTCATGGTGCTGCTCCTTCATCGTCGGCTCACGCCAACCGCCCGCGACCCGGTCACGCAACCACAGCACCGGAGGGAACGTGTCGGCCACGATCAACCGCGTCAGCCGGTACACCGCGAGCGACATCACGAGCAGCAGCAGCCAAGTCTCCATGCCGTCAACGTACGCGCCCGCCGACGATCTGCTTTCTGGCCAACTCCCCACCCAACGAACCCGTACCGCGCGCCGCCGTACCCACGAGCTTCAGATGCCACGCTCCCCAAACGGCCGCGTCGAGGCGATCCGGTGACCAACCAGCCTCCGGATACCAGGTCGCCATCTGGTCCTCCAGCTTCGGGAACTCGCCAGCGTGATGCCACCGGTTCTGTGCAGTGAGTGCCGCCACCGGCTCCGCTCGCACCGCCTTGCCCCGCGTCGCGGTGACGGTTCGGATCGGGATGTCCACGCCGAGAGCATCGGCCGCCGCGCGCAGTGTTGCCACAGCCATGTCCCCTCCGAAATTTCGCTCCACCACGATGTCGTCGGCTTCCCAGTCGATCGCGGCCTGCACCGCGCGCCGGCCCCACCCATCGGGCGACAACTGGCACGAACGGTCGTCGAGGACGTAGCCGTGGTGCTGCGGCCGGCCGCCATCGCCTGGCAGCACAAGCCCAGACTTCCCGACGACGACGATGCCCTGCTCTCCGGCCCCGCCGGACGGGTCGACGCCGACCGTGATTCGTACGAGGTCCGGGACGTCGCCGGGGCGTACGCGCGCGTCGTCGATCATCGTGTGCTGCCAGAGTGCGTTCTCGTCTTCTTCGATCAGCTCGCCGTACAGTTCCTGACGGCCAAGCTGCGTGCCCGCATACCGTTCTTCCAGGGAGGCTTTGATGTCCTCGGAGATGTGCGGGTTGTCGCGGTAGCTGGCGTGTGTCAACTCGACGTTCGCGACCGCGCCGGAGTGCAGCTGCTTGATGAGGGGCTTGGGCTTCGGTGTCGTGGATGCGACCCAGTGCGGGCGTGGGCCGACGCGGAGGCCGAACCGCATGTGGTTCCATGCGGCATCGAGATGCCGCCACGCCGCCAACTCTTCGAGCCATGCGAGGCATCGGTTGCCGCCGGAACGCAGACGGTCAACTTCGTTCGGGCCGTTCGTGCCGAAGATCTTCGCTTCGGATCCGTTAGGCCATCGAACGATGGTGCTGCCTTTGACGGTGGCAAGTTTGGCGTCTGGGCTGTGGACGCTCAGGCCGGATGGACCGGAGAAGCATGAGGTGACGGCGTCGCCGAGGGTTGGTCCGATGATGGCGATCCAGTGCGGGACGGGGCCGGGCAGGCAGGGCGGCCCGTGGACGTGGTCGTGGACGTATGCGGCGCAGGCGTCGGTCTTGCCTGCCATTCGGCCGGCCAGCAAGAGCCAGCCGTAGAAGTCGCCCTCCGGCGGGATCTGGTGGGGTAGCGGGGTCCATCGTGGGCTTGTGGCAGCGGATAGCTGTTCGCCTGTGGTCGATCCCGCTCGGCGGCGGATGGCGTCCGGGGCGGCAGCGCGCTCACGCTCGATCCAGTCGATCGGGGTGAGAAAGAAGTGCTCCCAGTCCTCGGTGGTCATGCTTGGGATTGTGGCTGCTGTTCGGGCGTGTGCTGTCCGGAGTGGGGTCTGGTCGCCGCCTCGTACGCTGGCCGTGCGCCAGGGTTTTTGTACTCGTGAGCCCTCATTGACCCGTGGGCGCCCCCGGGAAGAAGCGCACAAGGGGCGCCACTCAGCGGTGTCGGGCGTCGCCGCGGTTCGGTCGGCCGCTCGTGTTCTGCGGCCCGTGGTGCCACGTCCACGTCTTCGCCGGGTAGTGCACGATCTTCGCGCCAGCGGTGATGCAGCCTTTGGTGAAGCGGAAGTCCTCACCGGCTCCGGTGAACCCGACTGTCTTCGCCAGCTCGGTGCGCACCAGGATGGTGATGGTGGTCGAGTGCGGGTGGGCGTCGTCCCACGGTTTGCCGAAGAACATGGGGAACGGGTCGCGTCCGCCGACCACCCGGAACCACGGGTACACGTAGTCGGCGCCGGTCTGTTCGGCGTAGGCGAGGAGTTGTTGCAGGTGGGTGGGGTCCATCTCGTCGTCGGAGTCGAGGAACGCGGTCCATTCGGTGGTGACTTGGTCGAGGCCGCGTTGCCGAGTCTTGGCGGCGCCTTGGCCGAGGGTGTCTTCGACGGTGATCAGCAGGTGGGGTGCGGTCTGCCGGTTGACGGAGTCGACCGCGCGTTTGAGCATGCCGTTCTTCACGCGGGCCGCGTGGTACGGGACCACGACCGTCACGACCGGCTCACTCACCGGACCACCCGTCGACGCCGTGTGCCTCGTCCAATGCCGTGAAGCACGGCAGGCAGTAGTTTCCCTTGTGGGCCTCAACCCAGGTCGTCATGTTCTCGTTGTTGCAGGCGTGCAGCATCTCGCCGCAATCGGTCCCGTCGCAGTACGTCGTCTCGTGCGCGAGGGGGTGCGCGTCTTCCAGAACGTCGGTAATGCCGGAGTGGATGAGCGGCTCTTCGCCGCGGCCGGGACGATTCACCGCGGGCTGCCGATCCACAGGATCTCGTTGTCGCCTTGGATCCGCAGTTCCCTCGTCTTCCACGGACGGAGGCCGTAGTCGGCGTGCGCGGCTTTCGTCCCGTCGAGGTAGTGGAACGACTCCACGCACCAGAAGCTGACGTGCGTCGGGTCGGCGAACGCGTGCCAGGTCCCGGACAGTGCGTTGGGTACGCGGATCTCGAACACGCCGCCGGGGTGGAGGACGCGGTGGGCTTCGTTGAGGACCGCGATCCGGGGATCTCCGGCGGGGATGTGCTCCATCACGTGGGAGGCGCGTATGCCCTCGATGGTGTGGTCGCCGGTGGGCCATGGCGTGTCTTGTGCGAGGCGCTGCCATGGGCCGGTGCCGTGCTGCGGGTCGAGGTTGATCCAGCCGCGTTGGGCGAGTTTCCCGCCGCCGATCTCGATGCTCGCCATCACACACGCTCCGGCCAGTGCCACGTACCGCCCTCGCGGGTGTCCTCGTCCTGCGAGAGGGCTTGGTCGAAGAACATGCCGGTCGGGTTGAGGACGGCGAGCGACGCGATCCACTGCCCCCCGGTGCCGTTCGGGCAGCCATCGAACGGCTCCGCCAGAAGGTACTGAGGGACGTCCGTGATGATCGCCGCCCGGCACTTCGGCGCGTACGCTTGCGTGCCGTCCTCCCGGACCGGGGTCCCGTGACTCACGTAGTGAACGATTCGACCAACGCTCGGTACCTGCTCGCTCATCAGTGCCTCCCGCTCCCCTCGTACTTCAGCCACGGATTCGACAGATGCGTACCCGGCAACGCCACCGGCTTCAACTTCGCCGCACGCAACACGAACGGCTGCGACACCTGATCCCGCGCCGAACCCGACTCGACCTCACGCGCCCACGCCGCACCCATCCGCTTCACCGCCGCCGTATGCTTCCGCGCGATCACACCCGACGCCCACAAACCCCAGTGCTCCGGATGCCCCGCCTCCCGATACCGGCGCGTCTGCCACGCCGCCGCGCCGTCCGGGTCCTTACCGAGCGCAGCCACCTCGACGGCCTCCAAGTACAGGCAGTCTCGCCACGGGTGCACGAACTGCGCGATCGGCGTCGCGTACTCCATGGCCCCGGTCGCGAAGTCGGGTGAGGCGACACGGAACGAGGCGTCCACCCAGATCGACGCGGCCGCATCCGTGTACCGCCACGGCTCGAACTTCGGCCGCTTCGCCGCCCGCACTGGAGGCACATCCGGGCGCGGCTCATGCACAACCGTCCACCCCTGCGCCGCGCCAGCGTCCGGCGGCGTGTCGGTGACGAGGATCCACTCCACCTCGACACCGTCCTGCGGCAGAACCGGTTTGATCGTGTCGTAGGCGTCGTACACCGCCGTGATCACAGCAACGTCAGCGGCCATCGCGGTACCACCTCACAGTCTCAGCAATCCGATCCCAGTCCAACTCCGGCTTCCAGTCCAGCCGGTCCCAGCCCTCACCCGTCGCGGTGATCTGCACCGGCACCTCACCCGCACGCATCGGCAGATGCTCGATGCCCGCCCGGCTGCCGGTCTCCTTCAGCACGAACTCCGCCAGCTCGTTCACGGTGACCGCCACGCCGGTGCCCGCGTCGAACGTCTCGTCATCGCCGTATCCGGTGGCCTCAACGAGCATCCGCCCGACGTCGTCGGCGTGCACGAGGTCCATGGCCTGCTCGCCATCACCCCAGATCGGCAGCGGCCGGTTCTCCCACGCCGCTCGAGCGAAGGTGGGCACGATCTTCTGCGGGTGGCCCGGCCCGTAGTGCTGGTAGGGGCCGTACCCGTTGAACGCCCGCACCGTCGACACGGGCAGCCCGTACGCGTGATGCCAGGCGGTGGTCAGCCGTCGGGCGGCGACCTTCGTCGCGGTGTACACGCTGGGGAACGGGTCCGGCATCGAGACGCCGACGTAGCGGGCGTCGTGCTCGCGGCACCACTCCAGCACGCGCAGCGTGCCAATCACGTTGACGTGGATGGCGGTCTCCGCCATGTCGAACAACTCCGACGTGCCGAGGACCCCGGCGAGATGTATCACCGCATCGGCGCCTTCGAGGGCGTGCAGGCTGCCGAGGACGTCCAGGCCCTGCGTACGGTCGAACGCCCACACCTCATGCCCCGCCTGCTCGGCGGCTTCGATGGTGGCGCGGCCAAAGAACCCGGCACCACCTGTTACTGCGATCTTCAACGTGGCTCCATTCAGTGTGGGGTGCGGCCCCATTTGGCCCGGAACGTTTCGCGGTCGCGTCCGGCCTGCTGCCGGAGTTCGGGGCGCTCGTTCGTGGACACGTTCGGGCAGCGGTGTTCAACCGCCATGCCCGGTACCAGGAGCGCGCCGCCCTGCTCACGGGCGCGCCAGTCGAGGTCGTCGTCGCCGTACCACCACGCCAGGTCTTCATCGAGGCGCAGCCCTGCCTCGCCCCGCAGCAGGTACGCGTAGCCGGTGATCCGGGTCCGCAGGTCCACCGGTTCGGCCTTGGTGTGGAGGATCTGGCGCCGGCCGCCGTGCTGGTCGGGGTAGGCAAGCACCGCCGGCCCGGCTCGCATCGCCGTGGACAGGCCGTCGATCCAGCTGGGCGGCACGGTCACATCGGAGTTGAGTACGGCGATGTCCCACCGGTCGGCGGCGCCCCGTGCTGCGTCAGCCAGAGCGAGGCCGATGTTCCACAGCGTGCTGATGTTCGGCGGGTCCAGCGGGGCCCGCACGGCACGAACCTTGCCGTACCACTGGTCGACGTCGATCGGCGGTACGGACTGGTTGTCGATCACGAACACGGTATCGACCTGGTCCACCACGGAGCCGACGCACTCGGTGAGCAGGTCATGCCGGTCCCTGGTCGGGATCACGACCACTCGGAACGGGGCGCTCACGCCGCGGCTTTCACATCGAGGGCCGCGCGCAGCAGCGAGTCCGGCGTCCCCATATCGCACCAGGCGCCGCTCACCGGGACGACAGTGAGTTCGCCGTGTCCGAGATACCAGTTCGCCACGTCGCTGATCTCCAACTCCCCACGATCGGACGGAGCGAGATCACGGATGATGTCGAAGACCCGGTCATCGAAGGCGTACAGGCCGGTGACCCCCGTGTTCCCGACGTTCTCGGTGGGCTTCTCGACGATGCGCTTGCCTACCTCGTCGTAGACCCCGAAGTCCTGCGGCTGATCGACTGGGGTGACGTACACGGTGGGCGTGTTCGGCATCGGCTGCGGCTCGGCGTAGTACTGGTCGCCGAGGATGACCGGGAACGTCTGGTACTTGGGCACGTACCCCTCGGAGAGCGCCAGGGCGCCGGCTACCCCGTCGGGTTTCTCCTGCACTCGGTACGTGAAGGCGGAGCCGAGGAGTTGGGCCATGTCGCCGACCGCTTCGGGGCTGGTGACGATGAGGATGTCCGTGCATCCCATCTGCCGGAGCGTACGGATGGGCCGGTAGATCATCGGCGCGTCGTACACCGGGAGCAGGTGTTTGTTGACCACGCGGGTGCTGTCACCGAGCCGTGTACCGCGGCCTCCGGCGAGGACGACGCCCTTCACGCCTGCACCTCGGGCATCTGCAACCAGGCCGGGTTGTCCTTGTACCAGGTGACGATGTCGGTGAGGGTGTCCTCGATGGAGCGGGACGGCTTCCATCCGGCGGCCGCGAGCTTCGATCCGTCGAGGGCGTACCGCAGGTCGTGCCCAGGCCGAGAAGCGTGAAAGCTGACGAGTTCGTACTTGAGGGGCTTGCCGATGATGTCGGCGATGGTGTGCGCAACGTCGAGGTTGGAGCGTTCCTCGCCGACGATGTGCCACAACGACGGCCGGTCGTACTCCGGGTACATCTGCGGGGCCGGCCCGTTGAGGAGGTGCAGCCACGCGCCGGCGAACTCGCGGGTGTCGATCCAGTGCCGGGAGCCGGGGACGCCGTCTGGTGAGGCGTAGATCGGGACGGTTTCCCCGGCCATCACCTTGCGGATCACGGTGGGTACCAGCTTTTCCGGACCCTGGCCGGGGCCGATCAGGTTCATGGTGCGGGTGAGGATCACTGGGAGCCCGTATGTCCTCCACCACGCTGTTGCGAGCGCGGACTGGGCGGCCTTCGATGCGGCGTACGGGTTCGACGGGATGATCGGGTCCCACTCGCGGTGCGCGTATCCGGCGGGGGCTGGGCCGTAGACCTCGTCGGTGTCCATGTGCAGGAAGACCCGCGGTTGTACGAGCCGCGCGTATTCGAGGAGGTTGGTCATCAGCTCGACGTTGTTGCGGACGAACTCGGCGGGTCGGGCGATGGAGTGTTCGACGCCGGACTCGGAGGCGATGTTCAGGATTGCGTCGACCGGGCCGATCTCGTCGACGAGCGTCGCGGGCATGGGGCATGCGAGGTCGTGCATGACGGTGATGACGCGGTCGGCGGTGCCGGGCGGGCAGCCGTCGATGGCGGCGGCGAGGCGTTGGGTGTTGCCGTGGTGGCGCAGCGTCCACGGGCAGATGATCTCTGCGTCCGTGTGCGCGAGGAGGTGGTGGAGGACGTGGGAGCCGACGAACCCGGACGCCCCGCTCAGAAGAATGCGCATGCGCGGGATGGTGCCAGCGGATCCGCGATGGTCATTCCGGACGCTTCGGCGGTCGCGCTACGCTCCGTTCTACGGAGTCCGCGTGCTGGACACCGCGCGAGGAGCCCTCCCAACTCAGTGGCCTAGGAACCTGTTGGGATGCAGGGCTCCTCGCGTGCGCTGGGCGCCTGTCAGACGGACGGGGTGACGGCGAGGAGCGTCACCTGGAACTGACCCCGCGTCGGCGCGCTGGCGAAGTTCACGCGCGCCGTGTTCTTGTCGACCGCCGTCACGGTCGGGCTGGTGCCCGTCAGGTCGCCGGACGCGACGCCCCGGACGATGGGGAGGACGTCGAGGCTGTCGAGGTTGTGGGTGAGGGTGAACGTGCTGTCAGTCCCGTTGCCGAGGGTGGTGGTGTAGGCGCGGGATGCGGCGTCGTTGGCGAGGTCGATCGTCGTGCAGACCTCGGGGCCGTCGGGGAGCTGGGTGCAGACCTTTATCACGGGGGGTCTCCTTTGACCGGAACATTGGCTTCCAGTTTCCCATGAGGGACCGTCAACCCGCTTCCAACAGCAGTTGCTGCGCAGTGCCGAGTGCGTCCATCCGCTGTTCGTGGGACAGGTCTAGTCGGTCGAGGACACCGCCGAGGACGTGTGCGACGAGGTCGCCATCGAGGTCAATACGCCGTTCCAGCGCAGCCATCACGCCGGCGTCGACAGCTTGCTTGGCGGTGGTCGCGGCGAGTTTGCGTTCCTCGCGGGACTGCTTCAGCCATGACGCCAGTTCGGGAGGCGGCTTGAGTGGGTCCCCGCCGGCGTCGACGTGGTCGCGAAGCTGCTGAAAGATGATGTTGTCGGTCCATGCCGCGCGCGCGGCGGCCGTGCGTACGAGACCAAGCAGCGCCTCATGCGGAGTGACGTTCCGTTCGCCGGCGAGTTCTTGTGCCATGGCCCACGCCTCCTCGGCTTGTCGCTGTCCGCCTTTGTGCCAGCTACAGGTACCCAGTCCCTCATGGCGGGTGTTGCTTCCGGCGGGGTTGGCGCACATGCGGCCGTTGAGGTTGCGGCCGGGACAGCGCGCCGGGTAGGCGGTCATGACGTGATTGTGACCCGATGCGGGCGGGTGATCTTCCGGGGAAGGAACGTGCGGGGCGTCCTACTTCACGCTGCCCGTGAAAATCGCGGCCTCCGACTCGAAGTCTGGGCTCACCTCGATCTGCAAAACCTGCTCCCCCTTCGGCAGCTCACAACCCCACGGCACGTTGATGGACCGGCCGGCGAGCAGCTTCGTCGTCGGTGCTCCGTCGAGGCCCTCGTCGAAGATGGACTCGGACGTCTGGCCGTCTTCGCCGTAGGAGCAGTTCGCCGCGAGCCCGGTCGCGTCAACCGTGGAGGACGAGCCGTTGACGACCTTGATCGTGAACTTCACGTAGGGCGTGTTCTCCGGCGACGCGTACTCCGACGACGTGGCGCGCGTGAACTTCGACAGGCTGACCTCGACGTCGTTCTCGTAGGCGACGGTGTCGGTGAGCGCGTAGGGCCCGTCGCTGCCCCCGGTCTCCTCCGCCTCGTCGGCCGGCTCTTCGGCGGACGGGGTGACGGTGACGTCGGCGGCGGACGGTTTGGAGCCGGTGGTGTCGTTGGTGGTGCAGGCGGCGAGTGGTAGCAGCAGGAGCGCGGCGAGCGTGGCGGTGCGGTTGTGGCGCATGGTTCCCCCCTTGGCGTGGTGTTTCGTGAGATGGCGGACGTTATCGGATGTATGCGGTGTGTGAAGGGGTGGGGTGGTTCTGTTACCGGGCTGGAGCGAATCGGTGAAGACGAAAAAGGGGCCGCCCCCATCCGGGAACGGCCCTGCCTACCGAGCGTCAGGCGGCCGCGAGACTGTTCGGCTGGAGGTCGAACGACAACGTCACCGGAACCGGCCCGTCTGCCAAGCCCTCCTCGTCCAACACCAGAGCGCGAATCCGCAGATACAAGTCATACCGCGTCTCACCAGACCTGGGCGTGCACGTACCGCTGCGGGAGCCCACGCCGTCCAGTGTGAGGATCCAGTGGTGGGTTCCCTGGTCGTGGACCGGGTCAATGCTCACGGGCACCTCCAAACGGACTGAGTCACTCAAGGATGACATTCATTCCACCGTTCAGAAGTCTGCGCACCGCCTCGTTAAACGCCGACTCCAGGTCACGGCAGTCCGCGCACCGGCCGAGGAAGAACCTGCGGCGCCAGCATCCGTGTTCGTGCTCCTGCCACCGCAGACGTGCTTCCTCGGCGTCGGCCCCGAGTTCGTGGACGACGATGAGCTTGAATGCCTCGCCTGTCATGGCGCTCCGATCTGCACGCTGTCGCCGTCGGTCACAGGTGATGTCGGGCGCCAGCGTACGGTCAGCATCACGCTGTCGGCGAGGGCCCGCCAGGTGTGCGGGACGTCGGGCCCGTAGAGGGCGAAGTCGCCGGGGCGTTCCATCCGTGTGCGGCCGGGTTGCTGGCCGGGGAAGATCTGCTCGAATGCGCCGCTGATGAGGATGGTGAGGGTGACGGTGTCGGCGCCGGGGGCGATGTCGGGCCGGTGGTCGCCTTCGGGGTGGATGCTCCATTTGACTTCGATGTCGTCGGTGAGGCGTGGTCCGGCTGATGTGTCGAGGAAGTTGCCGACGAACCAGCCTCGGGTGGGGGCGCCGAAGTCTTCTGCGTTGCCGATGGAGATGCGGTCGCTGCTCATGGGGTGGGTCTCCTGCGGTTGTGTGGGGTTCAGGGGAAGGCCCGCTCCCGGTGGTCGGGGGCGGGCCTTCGGCGTGCGCGGGGTCAGTCAGCGGGGGCGAGCTCGTCCTCGTCGAAGGAGGCGGGCAGTTGGTCCGGGTCGCCGTCCAGGACTACGCCGTATCCGCTGTACTGGCCGGGCACGCCGGTGATGGTGCCGAGGGTTCCGGTGGGTGCGGAGTAGGCGCCGGGGAATGCTGCGGGGGCGTCGACGGTGGTGCGGACGCGTTGTCCGATGTGGAAGGTCATGTGGTTGGTCCTGTCGTGTCGGGCGGTCAGGCAGCGCGGTTCAGTGCTTCTGGGTGCCGTTCAGTTCACGCCGGTCGAGGATGGTGAAGGCGTCGAGGGCGGTCTGGTGGTCGCCGCGGTCGGTGGCGTCGTGCATTTCGTTCACGAGTTCGTTGTCTGTTTTGTCGTTGAGGTCGGGGCGGTGTTGCGGCTGGGGGCCGTTCATGAGGTTCTCCTTCTCTTGGTGGGGCGGTTCAGGCGGCGTCGGCGAGGAGCTGGACGCGGGTGGTGATGGGGCAGTCGACGGGGTCAGCGGGTGAAGACGTAGACGCCGCCCTGGTCGGGCTTGCGGTACTCCGAGGGGGCATCGATCTGGAGGACAACCCGGAGCGGGTTTCCATCCCGGTCGGTGGTCTCGTACTCCTGGACGGTGTCGCCGAGGCCGTAGCAGAGCTGGACTTCGCACTCGCCGTCGCGGACGCTCATCTGCCGCCAGGTCTTGTTCTCTTCGATGTCGTAGAGGGTGACGGCGTCTTTGGTGAGGGTGATCATGAGGGGCTCCTCTCAGGCGGCGAGCAGCATGCGGGCGGCGAGCTGGTGGTAGCAGCGCGAGCCCTTGATGCCGGCGGGGCAGGAGCAGGCGGTGGGGGCGGTCTTGTAGGTCTCGGTGCCGTCGGTGGAGACGGCGATGAAGATGACGGAGCGGAGGGGGATGATCGCTGCGTCGGCGATCAACTCGCGGGCGGAGGCGATCTGGTGGGGCTTGTAGTCGGTGAGGTCGACGGCCGAGTGGCGGACCTTGGCCGCACACTTGGCGCCGTATCCCAGAGAACGCGACTTGGCGGACCGGAGAGCCCTGCCGCAGCGGAGGCAGTTGGTGTGCTGGTGGGTGGTGGCTGCGGCATTCATCTGGTTCCCCCTCGGTGCGCCGTCCCTTATGACTCCATGATGGCCAACTGGGTTGGCATTGTCAATACGGTTGGCCATAGCGGTACGCGTAGGCCATGTGCAACCATGACCCCATGGACACTGCCAACCTCGAACACGCAGCACGCCGCTACCGAGACGCCGAAGCCGCCTTCGAAGCAGCTCGCGCGGACCTTCAGACCGAGGCCATCGCCTTCCTCCGCCAGACCAGCGAACGCGGCGCACAAACCGCCGCAGCCAACATCACCGGATGGAGCCGCGAACACCTGCGCAGCCTCCGGAAGAAAGCCGACGACGACGCCGAGGTGGAAGCGCTGCGCCGGAAAGTGAGGGAGCTGAGCGCCACGGGCGAGCCGCAGCCTGCCGCCGCCGCGCCTCGCGTGCAGGTCTCGGCGGTAGTGCCGTCAGAGCCGCTGCCCGAGCTGTTGCCGAAGGAGTTCCGCAAGGTGGTCGCGCGGGCAATGAGCCGCGCGAAGCCCGACCAGCGTGAACGGCTGAACCTGACCGCGAAGACTGCGGAGCAGTTGGGCCGCAACGGGAACGACGAGGTTCTGAAGGCCGCGTTCGAGATGGAGCTGCTGACGCACGACGAGGTGTACGGCACGAACGAGGAGCCGACCGCATGAGCGAGACCCTGCCCGAGTCCCTGGTCGCCTACCTGGCGGCGCGGGACGCCGAGCGCGCGGACCGGGTGAACGCCTTCCTCGCCAGCCTCACCGACCGGGAACGCGGCCTGTTCCACGACGCTGCCGTCATGGGCTACGTGCAGGGCCTCATGCGCGACCGGTCGGAAGGCTGCCCGAAGGACTCCCGCGTCATGGCGCTGGTGGCCGCTGAGTGCCTCGCCCTCCCGGACCTGTACCCGACCGTCAACGCAGCCACGGAGCGCCCGGTGAGCAGCGAGGAGACGAGCGCATGATCCGCCGTAAGAAAGCAGTGCGGCACCTCGGCTACGCCTGGTGGTACGGCTGCGGCTGGACATGGCGCGGACGCTTCATCTGCCGCATCTGCTACGCGCCACGCGGCGACCGCTGATCTCGCGCACCGCATGACGACGGCCCCGCCCGGAAACGGTGCGGGGCCGATGCACGCCCGCCTCAGCTACGACCCGGCGCGCGGATCATCCGCCAACTCCAACCCATCAATCAACGCCGTCATAAACTCCCGATTCCCCCGGGGAGGGTTCTCCTCGTCTGCCAGCCCCAGACACACCTCCGGCGTCCGCGGATCGTCCGGCCACTCCCCAGCGTCGAAGTTCCAGTCCTCCCAGCCCGGTGCGGCCTCAGAGACGGCGACGCTGCACAAGCGCGCAGTCTCGGCCTGACTCAGAGACGGCGTCGCGGGCGGCGGAGTGGCTGTGATGGTGACGGTCTTCTCCGGCTCGCTGCCACCGCTGGAACAGCCGGCCAACGCGAGGCAGGCAGCGGCGAGTGCGGCAAGTGTGGTGCAGCGCATGGTCCCCCCAAGGACGTGACAGTGGCCCGGATCGTAGCGGCCGGCGCCGACAACACGGGAGAGAACAGGCGAAGACCCCGCCGGGGGGGGTGGCGGGGTCTTCTGGGGGTGCCTGCGCGCGTCTTCAGTGTGGCAGGACATCAGCCCTCGCGGGCGTACGACACCGTCACCGGTCTCCTGTCGGTCAGTCGTCCTCGCGGGTGGCGTTGTAGATGTCGAGGTAGTTGGTGCCGTCGGCGGCGTACATCCCGCCGAGCACGGCCGCGATCTCCTCGGCGGTGGCGGGCCGGCCGCCGGGGTTGTCGTCGTCGTGGATCGTCACGTCGATCATGGCGGGGTCTCCTTTGAGGTTCAGGCCAGGCGGCTCGGTGCGGACGGTGTGGGACGGGGTGCGAGGCCGAAGGCGGCCTCGACGGCTTCGACGGGGACCTCGAATAGGTAGGTCACGTCGAGGGTTTCGTCGAGATTGGAGAAGCCGTGCCGGGTACTGCCGGGCAGGAAGCGGGCGTATGCGACGTGCATGGGGGTGCCGTCCCGGCTGGTGAACTCGTAGGCGTGGAAGGTGTCGGCGTACCGGCGGGCGGAGCGGACACGCTCCCTGCCGTCGGTGAGGCTGTAGTTGAGGTGGTCGCGCTGGCCGTTGACGATGGCGTAGTGCAGGACTCGGTGACGGCGGGTGCGGGTGGCGGGCATGGCGGTCTCCCTCACTGCTGGTTGTTGGTTTTGGCCCACACGCCGCGGGTGCTGCTGTGGTGGTGGGCTGGTCAGTCCTTGCGGGTGCTGCGCCAGACGTCGCGCAGGATGAGCAGGCAGATCACGAGCGAGACCATGCCGATCGCCAGGACCACGACCGCGATGGAGAAGCCGATCAGGATCGCGACGACGACGAACGCGACGACGATCAGGGCGAGGAGGGCGAGACAGCCGCCCGCCGCGTACGCGCCCCACGGGCGGGCCACGATCGGCTGCAACGGCGCCGGCGCCGGGTGTTGCGGGTACGGCAACGGCTCGGCGTACATGGGGTTACCCGCCAAGTCGTAGCCGATCTGCCGCAACGGCCGGCCCTCAACAGGCTGCCTGGGCTGGGCATAGCGCTGGGACTGCTCAGGCAGCATGACGGCTCCTCATGACTCGTCGCGCCGTACGGCGTAGCGGCCGAACTTGGGTTTGTGGACGCGGGGGTCGGCGGCCAGCCAGCGGCCGATCGTCGCCGCGTGCGGGACTTCGACGGCTGGGTACAGGCGGCCGATCGCGTCACGGATCGCCTCGGGGCCGATCCCGTCTGGGCCAGCCTTGGCGACGATCTCGTACACGAGCTCCCGCCGCGGATCGCCATCGGAGGTGTCGCTGCTGGTCTGCGCCTCGCTGGCGGGCGGCTGCCAGGTGACGCCGCCGCCCGCGAGGATGTCCAGGAACTGCGCGTCCAAGTCCTGGTCGCGGTTCCCGGCATCGTCCATCGCCTCGTGCAGGCGGCGGCGCGCCTCGTCGGCCTGGTCGATCGCAGCCTGCGCATCACCACCGGCCGGAGCGCTGCCCCAGTCCGCGGTCACACCGCGCGCCTTCCGCTCGGCTGCGGGAGCGGGCGGCTCCTCCACCGCGGGCGTCGGCATCGGGCCGCCGAAGAGGTGATCGGTGTTCATCCACCGCTGCTCGTACGCCTCGCCCGCAGCCTGCCGGGACAGTGCGTCGAGTTCCGGGTGCCGGTCGGCGGTCGCCTTGACGATGTCGAGGATCTGGTCCGGCTTCAGCCGGTAGATCTTCAGCGGGTGGACCTGGCCCTGACCGTCCCGTACGAGCGCACACCCCGGGTACGGGGCGTCCTCGACGGAAGCATTGTGGTTGTAGCCGAAGAAGTAGTTCAGCTCCGCGTCATCGGACATCCGCAGGCCCGCCTTGAACGTGGACTGCTTCAGAATCTGCGGATCCGACAGAACATCCTGAGTGGCCCGCAGGCCGCTGGTCGTCTCGTTTACCGCGGCGGCCCGGGCGATCTCCAGCGTCTGGATCAGGTTGTCGGCGATCCCCCTCAAGGTCTCGTCGCGGCGGGAGCGGGTGGAGAAGATCTCCGCGCCCTCGTCGCTGAACACGCGGATCTCCGGAACCTCATGGTCGACGGGCAGCTTGTCGTCGTTGGCGGCGATCTCCCGATCCTGGTAGCCGATCTTCCGCGCCTTCGAGATACGCACCAGGGCCTGCGCCATCGCCGCGGCCTTGGCCGGGGTGTCGGCGACCCAGTCGATCGGCGGACGGCCCGGGCGTCCGGCCGCGTGCCAGGCGCGCATCCACTTCAGGGCGACACCGCCGCCGTTGAGGTCGATGACGAAGGTGAGCGAGTCGGTCATGCGGCACTGGTTGCCGATCATCACGTTCATCAGGTTCGTCTTGCCGGACTCGCGCTGCCCGACGATGAGCATCGACGCCTGCCGGTTGACCGGCCCCTCCTTCACCCCGTCGCGGCGCACACCGATGGGTGCGGGCGCGTTGACGGTGAGCGGGGAGTAGTCGTCCGGGTAGTACACGTCCTTGATCAGGTGGTTGGCGGTTGACACGTGGATGAGGACCGCCCCGCGGTGCGCGCCGGGCCCGACCTCGATCCCGCACCCTTCGGGCAGTCGGGCGTCCGCGGCGAGTTGCTCCTTGAAGACGGCGATGTCCTTCCAGCGGGTGCCGCCGGCGCCGCACTCCCCGTCGAGACTGAATCCGCCGCCGGTGGGCTTCCCGTCCTCGTCCCTCCATTCTTCGACGCCGACGATCTGCACGACGGCGGCCGCGCAGACTCGGACGATGCGGTCCTCCCACTC